CTCAGGTCAGCACTACTCAGGTCAGCACTACTCAGGTCAGCACTACTCAGGTTAGCACCACTAAGGTTAGCACTACTCAGGTTAGCACTACTCAGGTCAGCACTACTCAGGTCAGCACTACTCAGGTCAGCACTACTCAGGTTAGCACCACTAAGGTTAGCACTACTCAGGTTAGCACTACTCAGGTTAGCACCACTCAGGTCAGCACCACTCAGGTCAGCACCACGCAGGTTAGCCCTATTTTTTATCACCCACTTAACCGCTAATCCCAGTTTAATAGAATTTGATTCACTTGGTGAACATTCAATCTCAGCTGTAAACATTACACGATCAGAGAATCTGTGTCGTACTTCAAACCTTTCAAGCATACCTATATCTCCCTCTAATCTTCGTTAATACATTCAGCTCTTCATTGTTAAAAGCGATCTCATCATAATCATCAGACCAGCTATCTAAATGATTAGCATGCTTAGCAGGATATCTAACCACTGGTTTTAAGCCAATCTTATAGCCTGTGAGATAGCCGAAGCCTTTGATAGGTACAGGAGTAGCAGATATTCCTTCCTCTATTCCTAGAGCCTCTAATCGATGCTCAAGCATATGCCCGTCGTTCAAAGGCGCTCTTAATACGCAGCCTCATCAACTTAGTCAGGTGATCTGCCCCTAATTTCATGGCAAGGGACATAGCCGTATTACCAAAACGATCCTGCATCAAAGCATACTCAACATCAAGATCAAGGATTGCTTCAATGCGCTGAACATGATTGGTTACGACAGCTTCAAGCAATTCAATCACCATCATTGGCGTTTCAGTTTCAACGATCAGATCGTATGATTTATCCCAGTTTGTTTTCTCATCTTTCTGATGTGAAGCTTTTCTAAACTCATTGAAGTTACGCTTTTCAGCGTTAAACTCGCGGTCATCTTTGTTAAACAGGACGTTCAGAGTATTGATTGCAATAACAGCTTCTTTCGAATGTGCTTTCATTATAGACTCCATGCTAAAGTGTTTAAGAATTCATAAGTTTCTTGTTTAGGCCAAAGGCTCTGCACAAGGATGACTTCCCACGACATGACAGACGTGATAAAACCTAGTCATTTAGAAACGTATTAGGCTTCGTATGACCGTTTACAATCTTTATTTGGTGCATAAAAGGTTAGGTTTTGGACATGCAAAACTTCCGCACGTTGCAGCGGATTGGTATGATAGTAATCAGCTCTGATCTTCACCGACAATTTGATTGTGGTGGTAGGCTTGCTTTGAGTCGTATTTCATTAACCAGATAAAGAGTTTCCAAGCGATAGATGAATCATAATCGTGAGAGATATCAAAGAGATAGCTTCTGATATAGTTAATCATTTGGATTCTGTTCCTTGCGATGACGACTTGCCAGAACTTATGTCCAGCTTTGTCAGATTAATTAAACGATTTGGTGGATTTAGATACCACGAATGTGGTGTTTTGATTTAGACATTTTTGATAAAGCCTCAATCCAATTACCCATCTATGAGTCTGTAATGGCGCATGCTGAGAGCATACGTATTCACTAGGCAATCCTTAAACTGCAAAGCGTCTCATAGCACATTACTATGCTATTCCGGCACATAATATTCCCGTATTATGTGTTAGTGCAAGCGTGCTTGCCTTTTATAAACTTATTAATAAAGGTTTGCTTGCTTGGTGCTGCTACTAACGCTGCAAAGTCAGCGACATCAACATTAGCATATTCGTATGTTGAATTAGTCCGTCTGTAGGTCACAATAAGATTATGTGTAACGATATCATATTCAATACGCTGTACATTCTCACTATGAAAATCAACACCATCTTCAATGACTAGATTTAAAGCTTCCATAATAGACTCCTATATGAAAACAAACAATGCACATATGAAAACTATTGCTAATGTGATAGCAATAACCTGATCTTCTTCTGCGTCTGACATATCGTAGTTCCTTTTCTATTCAATCGTTGCCGCCAATTAACACGATGATAGTAGTGACCTAACAGCCCTATATGGAAAACACCATATAAGTTAACATAATTATACAAAGACATTCACTACACTACGCTTCTTTATGGTAATCGTAGTGGATTACACATAATAAAACCCTAGGTCTGGGATTATCCATAACCTAGGGCTTCGTTATAGCTTAGTGCAGGGACTAGGCAGCGACTGCCTTTTCCGTAACAACGGGCGTGTTCTTTTTAACTTCCGCTGTAGTCAACGGTTTAAGCACCATAACAATCTCTTGTTCTAGAGCATGGACTCGAGCCATTGTGGCGTCCAGTGTAATCTTGCCATCTTTGATTGACTTGTCAATAAGCGTAATTGACTTGTCAGCGCGGTCATACAAGCGGTCATACACGGTTGCTTCTGTCTTTTCTTCCGCCATTTCAAACTTGTAGAAAGGCAAGAGTCTAGCTTTGGCAAGTAATTCAGAGCCGATTTCCTGATCTTCCTGATAATTCTTTTTTACGGAATTCAGGTTAACGTTTTTGGAAAACTTCTTTGACCCATCGCTAAATGCGGCATTGGAAAATTCCTTTACCCATTTAACAAATGCCGCTTTACGGAAAAGATTTCCGTCTTCATTCAGAATGTCGTAAAACTCTTGAATTTTGACGGGATTGCCACAATTATGGAAATGGCGCAGGGATTCGAATGAACCTGTTACCATATCGTCGCGTAAAGTGTTTTTGTTTTCGCGGATACTTTTCAGAATCGTTGTGAGCGCCGTATCGTCAGCCTTCGTCCACCTGTAATTCGCTACAGGTGTTACAGCGGCATTGTTTTGAGCGTTTGTCATATTATAGTTTCCTTCCATATCAAAGCATGTTTTAACGCATGGCTTTGTCGTAATACAGGATTATTTTACACGCCCCTGATTAAGCGTGATTCTTACGAATAAGGTTAAGCCGTTCTTGACTCGGCTTTTCTAAATGGTCATAACGCATGAACCGATTATTTGCTTTGCCATAACCGGAAAGCTTGCGTGTTTTTCTGGTTAACTCTGGTTTATGGTTGAATGTTTTCAAGGGCTTAACAATGAAATGTGCAGCCATGTTATGCAATCTCCTTACTATGGAAAATTGCCAATTGTCGTGACCAGCGTTCGGATTCGCCCGTTGCTCTTGTCGCTTGTTTTTGTTTAACAGGTTTATGGAAAGGGCGTTTATTTTCCTTAATAATACGCTTGGATTTAATCGCCTCGGTTTTCGCCATTGGCTGTAACACCCTATAGCCCTTTGCAGAGCGATTCTGCTTTACACCATTGCGGTCATAGAATTCAACATCCCATGTTGCCTTGCCAACACCTGCAACACGATTAGGGATTAATGCCATATCTTGTCGCCATTGTTTCGCGTGCTCATTAGCTTTTTGCAATCTTTTGACCGCTTGCGATAATTCGTTAAGCATGCCTCGCCCCTTCCGGTAAAATGCCTTTTACAACATTATGGATGCGCCGTTTTTGGAAATTGGCATAATCTGATCTAAGCTTTAGGGATTTTTCGTAAGAAGCTTTAATTTCCGCTTGGCGCTTTTCCATATTGGATACTGCGTTTTTGGCAGCGTAATAAGCTTTCCTCGGTTTAAGCCTAGCAGACTCAGCTTTACGTGCTTGAATCCGTTCAAGCTTATCATTTATGGTAAACATAGTTATTCACTCCATGTTATTTGACATATAGCTCGACTCCCTAGTGACTAGTAACTTCTTTACCGTGCCAACAAGCGCAATTATTATGGAAATACTTTGCCATATTTCAGACATAGTTTTTCACCGTAGTTGACCTATATTTGAATCTCAGTTTCACCCAAGTCCAATAGGACAATTACCATAATGATTCACCCATTGGCACGCCTTGCACCGTAGGGAGTCGGGCTATATGCCCTAGGAAAGTCAATCACTGTCCATCTTTCAAGCCTACTCCGATTCGGGATAGAAAGCAACATAAGATATTATCCTATGATATCATGGGGATATAAAGCTTTGCTAATCTCATAACGAATCAGGAAAGGCGAATCACTGCCCTGAATAGTATTTCCATAATACTGTTTTTGGCTGGCATTATAGCATAGTATCCGATTCGTTTCTATTTCAAAGATAGGTAATGGATTGAAAGATTATTAGTTTTCCATAAAGTTTAGAATACTATTTCCATAATAGTTTTGCAAGGGATTAGTCATAATAATTTGAGTTAACATATTAATAAAAGGTTAACGGCATTTGTCATAATGTTAGTTGTCATAACTCTGGGCGTTAATAAAGGTTAACATACTACTAATGGTATTTACCATAACACAATGTCATAAGAGTTAATGTCTTACTTTAAGTCTTATGTGAAAGTAAATTACATTGTCATAATCGTTTGTCATAAGTATTTTCCGTAATAAATAGCCCGTTGTAGGTCACGCCCATATATATTTCCCATAAGAATTCTGGTACATTTACCATAATCATTTCCCATAATGCTGGAATGTTAGGGAAAATAGTCTGTTAGAATGTTATGGTTAATGTTAGTATTATGTAAATTGATTATGGCAGAAGGTGGGGGGAAAGATTTGGGGGGTGTCTTTGTTAGTATTCACACCCAATAGAAATTTATAGTATATTTACAAAGGCTTAAGTACCTGAATATATTTTTACATATATTTCCTATATAAACCCCCTATGTTGCCTGTATAATCCCTATATCTGATATAATATAGTTATGTGTAATGGGTATATTTGTGTTATAATAATATAATAGATGACAATTAGGAGATATTATGGCTAATTTACCAGCCCACATCCAGACTATATTCGATAACCTGACCGTATTCCAGAGAACCTACTGCGAATACCGTTCAAAGGGATTGTCTCAAGCTACCTCTTCTGAGAAAGCTGGTTCTAATGGCAAGGATAAGAATGCTCTTGCCTGTGTCGGGTATGCCATTGAGCAGTTGGATGGTGTAAAGGAGTACATCTCCCATCTCCAGCAGGAGAGAGCTAAGGTATTTCCAATTGATGAGCTGGAGATTGTTGCTAAACTCAGAGATGTTTACACTGAGTGTATGCGTAATGAAGATTACAAGGAAGCTAATAAAGCTTTGGAACTAATGGGAGCTATAATTGGTCTGTTTGGTAAGAATAAGATTATGGTTAAATCAGATACCAGCTCAGAGGCGTTCAAGGATGAGGGCTTAGAGACCAGTGCCAGTGAGAGAATGGCTAAGCTTCAGTCTATGATGAAGGATCTAAAGAAGGGTAATGACTAAGATCAATGGGTTAGCAATATCCGCTAAGTAGTCTAAGACATATTCTAGAACATTACTTAGACAAGTTAATTCCCTAGATCCATCCCCCAAACCCCCTTCATTATAAAGAAAGCCAATTACAAGTATACCACAAACTACAAGGACATGCAAATGGTATTCAACATAAAGGACATTGAGAGGCTGGAGAGGGAGCTCCTCGATCAGCTCATTGTCCAGTCAAGGACTTGTTTTTACACATTTGTTAAGCTGATGGCTCCGACAGTCCTCCCAGAAGACTTCGTAGACGGTCAACACATCGGTATCATCTGCTCCCAGCTACAGGATGTTGTCGAATCAGTAGAAAACAAAGACCGTCGCCCCAGACGGCTACAGATCATGCTCCCTCCTGGCTCCATGAAATCCAAGATCGCTTCCAATCTATTCCCAGCCTGGTGCCTAGGTAGAAATCCAAACTGGTGCTTCCTAGCTATTGGGTCAGATCTTGAATTCGCAATAGACAACTTTGGGAGGCCTACAAAGGACCTGATTGATTCCCCCCAGTACCGGTCCATCTTCCCTAACACAGCGCTTAAAAGGGACGTCCAGGCCTCAGGACGATGGGATACAACTAAGAAGGGTCGATTTGTAGCTAAAGGGGTAGGTCAGAACATCGCAGGTCGTAGAGCCCACATCTCCATCTGTGACGATGTTATCACTGAGCAGACCAATGATAACGGCAGAGCAGATATCAACAAATGGTATCAGAAGGGTCTTAGAACACGCTTACTCCCAAGAGGAGCTGAGATCATCATCAACACTAGGTGGTTTGTCGAAGATCTGTCTGGTTTTATGATCAGGAAGGATGAGAAGACCTCAAGACCTTGGGATGTTATCCAGATACCAGCTATTCTGCACCAGAAGGCTTCTGACGCCCTCAGAGTTGGTCTTCCTGCATCTGATACCCGATTCGCCGTGGGTACGAGCTTCTGGCCTGAGTTCTGGCCTACTCAACTGCTTCTAGAGAAGAAGGAGACAATGAACCCTGCTGAATGGACCGCACTATACCAGCAGGAGCCTATATCAGACGACAGTGGCCTTGTAAAAAGGTCAGACTTCCAAATCTGGGACAAGAAGGAGCCGCCTAAATGTCGCTATGTAATAGTTTCAATAGACACAGCCCTCTCTCAAAAGGATGCCGCAAATTTCTCTGCGTATACGGTGTGGGGGGTATTTACCAACCTTGTTCAATCGATGGATACCCAGATAGCCCAGGATTCAATGATCCTTTTATCCGCAGGAAGAGGCAGATGGGACTTCACCGAGCTTTGTGGCCAGATGCGAGAGATAGACCTAAAATACGCCCCTGAGTACTTCATTGTGGAAGAGGCATCAGCTGGTCTACTTCTGATCCCTGAAATGCAGAAGCGGGGGATGCCGGTTCTACCTCATAAGCCAAAAGGGGATAAAACATCAAGACTGCAAGCCTGTACCCCCTATTTCCAAGCGGGTAGGGTGTTTGTACCTTCTGGTAAACAGTGGGCTGAGGATGTAGTTCTGGAAGTAATCTCATTCCAGCCCAGGTTAAGGAACCAGGTTGACGACTATACCGATACAGTTTCACAGGCTGTTATATGGATGCGAGATAACTATAAGATTGATAATGATGGATATTCTAATCATTGGGATGAAGAAATCATGACAGCAAGGCGTAAAACCTACTGGTCCTCGATGATGGAAGGCACCCTCAGAAACTAAATCCTTTGACTTTAACCCCTTAGTATGGTATAATGGTTGATCATGGCAAAATCTAAGAAATCCAAAAAGATTATGAAACCTGACCCTGAGGCTGAACAAGCCCAAGGCAGTCTTGACGACGCACAGGATCAGGGCTCGTCACTAGGTGATAAAGCTCAAGAAGGAGAGCCTAACGAAGATGGCTCCGTTACGGTCTCTTTCTCAGACGCCGCAGATGAAGAACTAGAGGGTGGTCTTGGTGAGTACGATATCAAAGACGAGCACTATGGTAATCTAGTTAAGAAGATCACTGATGACCAGCAGCTGAAAGCCCTGGGTGCCTTGGTAATTACGAATACGAGTGCAGATGAAAATTCCAGATCTGATTGGATGCGGACTGTTAAGTTCGGACTTGATCTTATTGGTGTTAAAGTTGAAGAGAAGAACACCCCATTCCAAGGAGCCTGTTCTGCTCAACACCCCCTCCTCATGGAGAGTGCGGTTAAGTTCCAATCCAAAGCATCTAATGAACTATTACCTGCTGCTGGACCTGTTAAAGTCTCTATCCTAGGCGATTGTACGCAGGATAAAGAACAACAGGCTAATCGTGTTAAAGCTCATATGAACTACCAGATCGTCGAAGAGATGACGGAGTTCTATACCGATTCAGAAAGGATGCTGCTTTATGTTCCCCTCGTCGGTTCGGGGTTTAAAAAGACCTATTATAACTCTCATCTGGAACGACCCTGCTCGGAATTCGTACCGGCAGATCAGTTCATTGTACCCAATTCCGCTTCTGACCTTCAGCGGGCAGATCGTTACACTCATATCCTCTACAAAACCGACTACGAACTCGAAGCTGACTACGCCGCAGGTCTATACACGAAGCCAGAAGATGGCCTTGGTATACCGTCTTCTCCAAAACTAACTGATGTAGCGAAGAAAGTAAATGAGCTCATCGGTATTACCATTGGCATAGGGGATAGAGATAAGGTCTACACCCTGTATGAACACCACATCATGCTTCATATCGAGGGCCTGGATGGACAAGAAGGAAAAGACAAGACGAAATATAAACTTGCTTCGCCGTATATTCTCACAGTTGATGCGGCATCAGGAAAGCTTATTGGCCTCAGACGCAATTGGAAGAAAGAAGATAAGAAGCGCAAGAAGAAAGTTCAATTCACGCATTACTGCTTTGTTCCGTCTTTTAACTTTTATGGTTTTGGTTTTCTTCACCTCTTGGGTAATCTGCAATTGTCGCTCACTGCATCACTTAGATCATTGGTGGACGCTGGGCAATTCGCCACGCTACAAGGCGGTTTCAAGCTTAAAGGGGTGAGAATTGTTGATGATGGCTCACCCATTCATCCTGGTCAGTTTAAAGAGATCGAGAGCTCTGTGCAGGACATCAATAAGGCAATTATGAACCTGCCGTTCAAGGAGCCTTCGAATGTATTGTTCCAAATGCTGGAATTCCTTGATCAGAAAGGTCAGCAGTTTGCAGACCAGACGGATGCAGTTGTTTCAGACTCCACAAACTACGGACCAGTTGGCACTACTATGGCTCTGCTCGAAGCATCAGCCAAGTTCTTCTCCGCTATCCACAAGAGACTTCACCAGTCCCTGAAGAATGAGCTAAAGATGATTGCTGATATCAACGCAGAAACCCTGCCTGATAATCTGGAGTATAACATCGAGAACGCTACGATGAAGATCACCAGAGAAGACTATTCTGGCTCTTGCTCTGTTGTGCCTGTCTCTGATCCGAATATCCCATCCAGTGCACATCGTATGGCTAAGGCACAAGCTTTGCTCACCATGGCCCAGCAAGCACCTCCTGGTCTTTACGACATGCGGGAGATCAATCGTCACGTCCTCATTAATATGGATTATGAAAACATTGACAAACTCATGCCATTGCCTACTCAGACACAGCCACAAGACCCTCTTACTGACCTGCAGTCTGTCGTGGCAGGCAAGCCTATCAAAGCGTTCCCAGGACAAGATCACAAGGCACACATCGCTATTAAACAGGCTTTCATGCAAGACCCTATGTCTGGTCAGAACCCGATGATGCAGAAGGCTTCGGTTCAAATCCAAGCCAATATACAAGAACATATGATGGCTCAGTTTATCGAGCAGATCCAAGCAACCGTGCAAGCAGGACAACAACAAGATGGCGGTCAAACGCAAGCTAACGCAGCATCAGCCCCTGCAATGGGTAATCAAAATCAAGAACAGCCCGCTGCAGCTCCCGATCCCATGGTACAAGCGGCTCAGCAAGTGGCTCAGATCAATCAACAGATCTTGAAGAACCAAGCTACACCTCCTCCGCAACCTAAGGATCAAGCAGCTCTTATGCTGGCCCAAGCAGAGCAACAAGATACCCAGACTAAGGCCAAGGCTCAGGACTTCAATCAGGTTCACAAGACAGCTGAACTTGAACTTAAGAAGGAAGCTCTTCAGATCCAAAAGGCTCAGGTTGTTTCTCAGCATGTGCTGGCAGATAAGAAACAAAAGGGTGATATCGACAAGATCGTTACCACTAAGGGTCTTGACAGCATGATACAAGCAATGTCTCAAGGGCACCAGGCAGATACCCAGCATTCACTGCAGCATCAAAAGACCCTAGGAGCAATTGCTACTATGCCGCCTCCTCCTGTTCCAAAGCCTACTAAAGAAACACCTTGACTATAAAAACTAGTTATGGTATAATAGGGATAAAGCGTCGGAGTATTTAAAATTTCATTCCCTCTAGAATACAGTTTCGTTCAAGATTATCTTAAACGTATCCGAGAAAAGAAACAATTTCATACTGATGCTGTTCTCAACTCTACGTTGGAGCAAATGGACTATGCCGAAAGGCGTGGTTACATTCAGGCATTGATTGAAGCTGAAATTATTATTCTAGATTTACAGAAACATTACTTCCCAGAATATAGGACTTAAAAATGGCTGATTCTACTCTTACTCCCTCTACCATGGTTAAAACTACAGGATTTGATAATACCTATGAAGCAAAGAATAAGCTCAGTTCTAATGGGTGGATTACAGATCCTCGTGTATCTGATCCGGAGCATCTGCCTGAGCCTCTTGGCTGGCATATACTTATTAGGCCTTATCCTGTTGTAACGAGTGCTAAGACCACTCTTATCATCCCTGGTTCAGAAGTAGACTTCCTCAACTACATCACCAACATTGGACGTGTGGTCTCAATTGGACCAGCTTGCTGGAACCGTTCAGAGCATAAGTTCGATGGGCATCGACACCCGTGGGTTAAGGTAGGGGATTTTGTATCATTCCCTAAGAATGTGGGTGCAAAACGTAAGTTTAAGGGTGTTTCATTCGTGATCCTGCAAGATGACGAGATTGTAGAACGCCTTTCTGATCCTCAAGTATTTAATGATTCATTCTACCAGCTGGATGTCCCTGAAGAGCACATGCTGAAATACAATACATATAAAAAGGAAACTGAATAATGGAAACAGGCTATAAACCAATCAATACCACTCAACCTACCCTTCAAGAGCTTGTAGATGCAGGCTCTAAGGTTGTAGATGTCGAATTGGAAGAAGATGTCAATGGCAAGGTCACAGAGCCAGAACCCGTTCCAGAGCTAGAGTTGACCCCTGCCCCTGTAGTCGAAGATAAAGAGATTAAGCGTAAGTCTCGTGCTCGGGAGCGTATCAAGGAGGTTCTTGCCGAAAGAGACGACTTTGCGGCTCAATTTGCTGCTGAGCGTAGGGAAAAAGAAGAACTTAAGAAGCAACTCCTCTATGGCAATACCCAGACTAAGGAATCCTTTAAACTGGCACTTGAGGATCAGATCAAGTCTCTTACCCAGCAAATGTCAGCTGCCATGCGGGATGGCCAGTCAGATCTGGTTGTAGCTTTGCAGGATCAGCTTATCAATGCGAAAATGGAGTTGAAGCCCCTTACTACTGAACTTCTTGCGAATCGGCAAGAGATTCAAAAGACCGAATCGGCTCCTAAAACACAAGCACAAGCTCCGAATCAGATTCCTGAGAAAGCTCTTGAATGGATCTCCGATCATCCTGAGTTCCGCACTGATGAAGTATTCAATGCAGCAGCAATTGCTACGAATAATCAACTACTTAGAGAAGGCTTTGACCCTAAGACTGATGAGTTTTATGAAGAAATTGACACACGTCTTTCTAAGCGCTTTCCAGAATTGTTTGGTGTAGCGTCTCAGAATAGTGTACAATTAAGTAATAAAACTATTTCGTCTGACGGAAAACAACCGGACGTTAAAGATCAAGTTGTGGACGTGGCTCCAGCCGCGAGTACTAAGGTAAGAACTGTAGAACAAGTTGTGTCCGGTTCCTCACGCCCCTCAGCGAATACTATTTCCAAGAGCAGAACTACTCAAGTAACTCTATCCGCGCAGGATGTTAAGCAAGCAGAAGCGTGGGGTTGGTCGCTAGAACGCATGGCTCGAAGAATAGCTCACCAAGAGGCTAATAGATCAGAAAATGGGTATGTTCCCATTCACATGTCTTAATAGAAGGAATAGAACAACATGGCTAAAACACCTAAAACTACAGATTCGGATAAGATTGATGAAGTCGTTGAACAAGGCGCATCAAAAGCTCGCAAACCCCGTAAAAAGGTCTATGAGCGCATTCAAGAGACAGAACTCCCTGAATCCTTGATTGAACTGTTCAAAAAAGACAACTATGAGCTTCGTTTGAAGCGCTGGTCTGTGTTTGGAGACGAAGACTACCGCTATCTCACCCAGTGTGAACAAGAAGGCTATGAGTTTGTAAAAGCAGATGAATTGCCTGAATCGTTCCTTACCGCTGTGCGTATTATGGATACAAGAGGTAGAAAAGGACTTGTTATTATGGGCGATCTTTGCTTGATGAAGATTGACTGTGATCTTAACAAATCCAGGATACAACATTTTCAGGATCTTTCTGACGCTCAGGTTGAGGCAGTTAGTGTCCACGTACTTACTAAGAAACATGGATTTAAAGATCTTGGTACTAAATCCAAAGTGTTAATGAAAGAGCCTACGTTCCAAGAGTAGGCATAAATGAAGTAGGAGATATATAATATGGCTACTGCACCTCGCCTTGGTCTAAACCCTTGCAAATCTGTGGGCTCAGGCAGCTTTAATGCTGGTCTGACAGAGTACACGATTGCCAATGGCTACAGCACCGCTCTCGGAGTCGGTGATCTTGTTACGCTGTCGTCCGGTACGGTTGTACAAGGCGTAAACAACGCAGCTAACCTTGGTGTATTCCAAGGTGTGACGTATGTTGACAGCACTGGTCGTGAACAGATCCAGAAGTACTGGCCTGCTTCCACGACTTCACTGGTAACTCCTGTCACGGCCCTTATTATGGATTCTCCTGACACAACTTACACTGTTGTAGCAACTTCTCCTTTGACCCTTGCTATTCCTGGCGCATGGTACGCTCTTAATCTGAACGCACCTAACTCCAGCACTGGTCGTTCTACGATGACGCTTAACAACACGCCTACCAGCACTGGTACGCTGGATATGCACAATCAAACGAACATGGCATCGATCACAGCCAACGGCGCTATCTTTACTGTGAAAAGCTCTATTGCCAACGTTCTTACGACTGTGACTATTATCACCAACATGACGTCAGCTCAGCTTCTTGCTGCCATTAACGTAGCTGGTAATGGCCTGACTGCATCATACGCTGCAACGACTGGTTTCCTGGTCGTATCAACGACTGATGGTGGTAACTTGGTTATTGCTGATAGCACCGATACTCCTGTTGCTAGTTATGGTGTTCTTGCTGCTACTGGTACGGTCAACTCAATCGTTGCCGACAGTGCTGGCGCAGTAGAAATCGTTAAGGTTATCGACACTGTAAACAATGTGGCTGAAGTCAGATTGACGAATGCTTACTTCCGCGCAAATCTTAGCGTTTAACTAGTAGTATAGAAAAGGATAAAGTAATATGACTGTAGTTCGTGGGCAAATCCCTAAATCACTAGTACCTGGCGTACACGAGTTCGTCGGTATGGCTTATGGGGCCACTCCAGAAGAGCACGCTCCTCTCTTTGAAGTTCAGAAGTCTATCCGTGCATGGGAAGAAGAAGTCATGCTCTCTGGTATGGGCGGTGCTCCTACCAAGACTGAAGGCCAAGCTGTTACGTTCGATGACATCCAAGAAACCTACACGGCTCGCTATGTCATGCAGACGGTTGCTATCGGCTTCGCAGTCACTAAAGAAGCATTCGATGATGATCTCTACTCGAACATTGCTAAAGCAAAGGCTCAAGAACTGGGCCGCTCAATGGCTGACACGAAGCAGGTTCTTGCTGCTGCTGTCTTCAACAACGGCTTTAGCTCTGGTACAACTTACGGCGATGGTGTTTCTCTCTTTAGCACTGCTCACCCGACCAGTTCAGGCGTAAACTTCAATAACACCACGACTGCCGATCTTTCTGAAACGGCTCTTGAGAATAACGTCATTACGATTTCGCTTTTCAAGAATGACCGTGGTATTCTGATCTCTGCTATGCCGGAATCTCTCCACATTCCTCCGCAATTGGTGTTCCTTGCAGATAAGCTGACGAAGGCTGAATTCTCCTCGACCCAAACTGCGTTGGTCCCTAACCGCGCAAACACTGAGAACCAAGGCTCGATCCTGTACCAACCGAATATCGTTGGTGGTCGTTTTGCCAAGGGCATCCATATGAACCGTCGTTTCACGAGCCCGACTGCTTGGTTCATGAAGACCTCCGTTCCGAATGGTACGAAGATGTTTGTTCGCGAAGCTCTTAGTGGTTCTGAAGATATCGACTTCGTCACGGACAACATGCTCTTCAAGTTCCGTGAGCGTTACGTGTTTGGTTCGACCGATCCTCGTGGTTGGCTGGGTAACAACGGCGCTTAATAGAAACTGATTAAAATGATTTAAGGGGTATGGGAGTAAAATACCTGTACCCCTTTTCTCTTTAGGGTATATAAATGACATCGGCAAAAAGATATGTCCAACTCTATAATGCAACTGCTGCTGGTACTAGCCCTTGGTATAGGTTGGATTCTCGCTACGAGAAGATTTCTGTAAGACCTATCCATTTTGCTATTACATCAGGTGATACCTTTACCTTGCAAGCAATTGTAAAGGATGTAAAGGGTATCGATGAAACATACCTTAATAGCCTGCTTTCCACAGACATTGCCACCATCGGTACATTCACTACAACCAGCGATGAGCTTTTGGAAGGCAACTATACTTGGGTTAGAGTTATTAAGACTGGAACTGCTGGTTTGGGAGTAGTAGAAGGGTTTATCTAATAAATGGCAAACTCTTCTGCTATACTCTTAAGTCCTTTGCAACTGCCTTTATGGGGTGCTTTACAGCCCCCGAGAGTAAGTCAAAGTCAAGGTGTTTCCTATAACGAGCAATCTGGAGGTGCTTTTAGCAACGCTTTCAGTTTCGCATTTGATGTAGTTAATAGTTACGAATTTAGTTCTGCTTTCAGTTCTGCTTTCGCCATTACAACTTTTGCTAAACAACAAAGTTTCAGTTACGCATTTAGCACCGCATTTGACACATTAGAAGGATAAAAAGACTATGACACAAAAGACAAGAGCAGCGATCACCTCAGAAATTGCTTCCCTACTCGCTGATAACGGTACTGGTGCAATTACAGCTGCCGACCTTCGTACAGTTGTTCAAGATATCAATGACTCTGCAGATATGACTCTGACTGACACCACTCTTATTGTTGGTCTAGTTGCAGGCTCAGGTGCTGGCTCAGTTACAATCTATCCGGCAACGACAGCCAATGGTTATCTGGCTCTTACCCCCATTAATAACACGGGTAACTTCATTAGCACGATTTCCAATTCTAACATTGGTCAGTCAACCACCTATAGCCTTCCTGATCCTGGTGCTGCTACAACTACCATTATGTGTCTTGCTGGTGCGCAAACTGTTACTGGTCAAAAAACCTTTGTTGCTCCTGTTCTTGGTGCAGCTACAGCTACGACGCTTGGTACAGGTACTGTAACCCTCACGAATGCTGCTGCTCTGCAATCGGATGGCACTACAGGCCATACAGCAACTATTAGCGGCTTCCAAACGACTGGCTCAGCCTATGTTGCTCTTGCTACAATTACCAATGGCTCTACAGCTAATCTTAACCTACAAGCAGGCACTAACGGCACTGTGTCTATGCTTGATGTTATCAATAAGAACGTTGTAACATGTGGTACGCTCAATACACATACAAGCTCCACAGCTCTTAGCACTGTTATCGGTCTCTCCATCGCCTTGAGTGTTGGTACTTATCATATCTCTGGTCGTTTGATTGGATCTGCAGCAGCTGCTGGTGGTTTGAATGCTCAGCTGATCGCTTCTGGCGGTCTTGTGCTTACTTCTGCTAATATCGTAGGTGAGAACTGGAATGGCGTTACACCCAATGCCAGAACGACGATTACAGCTCTTGCTTCTGACTTCTCTAACACTGCTGCTGCCTATACTGACTGCTACTTAGATGGTTCTTTGATCGTTTCTACTGCAGGTACAATCAATGTTCAAGCTACTCAGCATACTTCGAATGGCACGCCCACAACGGTTACTGTTGGTTCTTGGTTAGAAGCTATCAGAACAGCTTAAAACTACTTAGCGGGATTTAGTACTCCTATACCGCACAACCTAGGAGATTTCTATGGCTACATTAACAACATCCGGCACAGACGTATTCCAACTTAGTGTCGATGATATAATTGAGCAGTCCTTGCAGTCCTTAGGTGATGAATTTACCTCAGGTATTGAAGCGAGTAAAGCCAGACGCGTCTTAAATCTTCTGTTAATTGAGCTCCAAAACAAAAACATTCCATTATCTAAGATAGCCACTGTAAACCTCAATACAGTGGCCTCTACAACGACGCCTACTCCTACTTATACTCTTGATCCATCTATTTTAGATGTATTGAATGTTACTGTATCCATTTCTCCTACCAGTGTTCAACCTCAGACTGATATAAAGATTGAGAAGATTGGTTTAAAGCAGTTTCAAGAGATCCCGAATAAGTCACAGACTAATCGACCTAATACCTGTGCCATAAATCGTTTGGATACTGGCTGTACTATTACGTTCTGGCCTGTGCCGGATCAAATCTACGCCTGCACACTTCTTTGCTCTGTAAAGATACAAGATGTAAATGCAGCCTATCAGACCATTGATCTTCCTACTAAATACCTTCCTTTGCTTATTGCTTGGCTCTCTTATAAGCTTTCCTTTACTAGAACTGTTCAAGATCCAAATCTTCGTCCGCAGTTGCAGGCAGAGTATAAAGAGATCTATATGGATACAGTAGAAGAGGATAGGGAACGAGCTGACTTTAACATCACTATTGGAGGAGTATCAGGTCGCTAATGGCTTTTAAAGGCACACCAGATAAGAGGTATTCTAAGGCTTGGGCTATTTGCGATAGAACTGGGACTAGATTTCCCATGTCTGAGATGATCAAAGAACCTGGCACAGGATACCTTATTCACTATTCAGTTTCAGATGGTATGTGGAATATGGTCGATCATCCTCAGGCTAATCTGCAGAAGTGGGCACAACTTTCAGGAGATCCCTATCCAGTGCCTAATGCGCGTCCAGATATTAATTGGGCCGCTGACTACTCAATACAGTCTAGTGATAATACTGATCTAGTCGATATAAATGGAACTACAATTGATTTGGGCAAAGAGGACCCGTTAGTATAATGGCTTTTATTGAAGACTTACCGCAAGCTAAAACACCCTTAAACTCAGGGGATATCTTACCCATTTATCAGAATGGGGTATTAAAGCAGGTAGCGCAGGCCCAAGTAGGCACAGCTAACACGCCTATTACCCCTGCTGATTTGCCTATTGCGACGACCAGTGAGCTAGGTGGCGTTATTGCTGATGGTTCTACTATTACGGTAGATGGCTCTGGCGTAATCACTGCACACGCTACGGTCACTGGTGCGACTATTACTGGCTCTCCCTCGACTGGTGAGCTGACTAAGTTTGCAAGCGGGTCTACCATTACGAATGGCGATTTATCAGGCGATGTCACAACCAGTGGTAGTTTAGTAACTTCTGTAGTTAAGATTGACGGTACTTCAGTATCAGGCACTACAGGTACTGTTAATGTGGTGTTCAGCAGTTCCCCTACCCTCATAACTCCTAACCTTGGCACTCCATCAGCTATCGTATTGACCAATGCTACGGGTACGGCTTCAGGTCTGACTGCTGGCAATGTAACAACCATTCCTACTTTAACTGGCGATATTCAGAACACTGGCAATGCCACGACCGTCACAGAGATTAAAGGCACATCGGTTGGTGGTACTACTGGCTCTGGTAATGTAGTATTTAGTACATCCCCAACTCTAATAACCCCTGCTTTAGGCACTCCTGCCTCAGGTGTAATGACACATGTCACAGGCACAGCTACAGGTCTTACGGCTGGTGCTTTGTCTGCACAATCAGATAATTCTATTGCTGGTTTCGATAGCTCTGGTAATTATACTAACATCACTGTTGGTAGTGGTTTAAGTCTATTCGGCAATAACTTAACAGCCGCCGCTTCAGCACCTACTTTTGATCAAATAGAAACAGGAACTAACACTGCTGCGACTTTGACTATAGGATCTGGTGCAACTTTAGGCCCTTCAGGAACAGGCACTATTACAGCAACGACCTTAGCTACTCCTAGGGCTATTGGTGGTGTAAACTTTGATGGCTCAGCTGCAATTACCCCAACTAATATCCAGCCCGCGAGTGAGTCTAGTGATACGACCTGCTTCCCTGCGTTCTTTAACACCGCTTCAGGTACAGCACAACAGCCTAAATACAACGCTTCATTCGGCTACAATGCTTCAACTAATGCCTTAACAGCTACGACATTTGTTGGTGCTCTGACTGGCAATGCGTCAACTGTAACGACTAACGCTAACTTAACAGGTGTAGTTACTTCATCTGGTAACACCACCTCTTTTGGTACGTTCACTTCTGCCACTCTAGCCAGCGCTTTAAGCGATGAGACAGGGTCTGGAGCAGCAGTCTTTGCAAGCTCACCTACTTTGGTTACACCTAATCTAGGCACACCTTCAGCTATCGTATTAACCAATGCTACGGGCACCGCGGCCAGTTTAACTGCGGGTACAGCCACAGCCTTAGCTAATAACACCGCGAATACTCTTGCTGGTTTTGGTGCAACTGGCGTATACTCTGATGTTACAGTAAGTACTGGACTTAGCTTATCTGCTGGTGTTTTAACAGCAACTGCGGGTGCTCCAGCGTTTAGCGCAATTACTAGTGCGACTAACACTACTGCAGCCATGGTAGTTGGTAGTGGAGCCTCCTTAGCTGCTACTGGTTCAGGCACTATTACAGCAACTGCTATCGCTGTGGGTGGCATTACTGGTCTTGGTACAGGTGTAGGCACATGGTTAGCTACACCTTCTAGTGCTAACCTTGCCAGTGCAATGACTACTAAAACTGGCTCAGGCAATGTTGTCTTTGCCTCATCCCCATCTCTAGTAACCCCTGCTTTAGGTACAGCGACAGCTACTGGATTAATTGTTACCTCAACTGCATCTACTTCTTTAGTATCTGGTGCTAATGGTTCAACTAACCCGAGCTTCCAAGTAGACAATTCTATTGCCAGCCCTGTTAATGGTCTGAGTATTCAAGGTAATGCTACTGGCTCTGCACCCACTATTCTCAATATTGGCAGTGATACTACAGGTGCTGGTTTAGGCATAAACATCACAGCTAAAACAGCCACAGCAACTGGTGCTGGTGGTGGTATTGGTATTACTGCAGGTGCTGGTTTAGGTGGTACATCTGCAGGTGTCGGTGGTGCAGTTACAATTACTGGTGGTGCTAATAATACAGGTAATACGACAACTGGCAGTGGTGTAAGTATCCAAGGTGGTACTGCCACATCTGGTAATGGCGGTAATGTCACCATTCAAGGTGGTTCTGCCTCTTCAGGGTTTGCTTCCGGCACAGTAACTATTAATGGTGCTAATGGCTTAGGTGCTGCAGGTGGTACTGTTACTATCGCAGCAGGTGGTTCTAATACAACTCAGTCTGGTGTGAATGCAACTCTTACTGGCGGCTCTGGTGGTACATCTGGCAGCCAACCGGGTGGTGCAGGCATCGTAGGCGGTGGTGCAGGTAATTCTGGTGGTACAGGCGGTGCAGCTCAATTAACTGCAGGTGCTGGTGGTGCTACTGGTGCTGGTGGTGTTGCTACTGTATCTGGTGGTGCTGGTGGTGCTACTTCAGGTGCTGGTGGTGCAGCGACTATCCAAGGTGGTGCGCCCGCTACTTCAGGTGCTGGTGGTGCAGTTAATATAACAGGTGCTGCTGGTGTCGGAACTAACCAAAATGGTGGTAATGTTAACATCACTGCTGGTGCAGCTACTGGTGGTGGTACTGCTGGTATTGTCTCAGTTACAGGCGCTGTCCACTTAGGCACTGTTCTTGGTGTTACATACGGTGGTACTGGTGCATCTTTAGCCGCTACTGGTGGTACTTCTCAAGTTCTTCAACAAACCTCTTCTGGTGGGGTGGTAACTGTTGGGCAACTGGCTGCCTCTAATCTCAGCGATGGTACAACAGGATCTGGCAATATAGTCCTCGCCTCATCCCCATCTCTAGTAACCCCTGCTTTAGGCACTCCTGCTTCTGGGGTTCTAACCAATTGTACTGGCACAGCTTCAGGTTTGACAGCTGGTAATGCCACAGCAGCTGCAGGTTTGACCTCGGCTACAACAACGGTTGTCGTTTCTTCAGCGACTGCTCCCAGTGCAGGTCAAGTTCTTACTGCATCCTCCTCGACTGCAGCATCTTGGGCAGCTGCTACTGGTGGTGGTGGGTATCGTGCGCTATCTTATACTGATACTGTGATTGCATCTGATAATAGCAAAACATTATCTATTGGAGCAGCATGTGCATTAGCCTTAACTGCGGCGGCTACGGTAGGTAAATTTTCGTGCTTTATCCGCAACGCAGCTGTTACAAATCTTCTTATCACTGCTACACCCCATAGTGGCGATACAGTAGATGGCTCGATTAGCGCGTTTATCATCTTGCCTGGAGAGACAAGAGAGTTTAATTGTGATGGGACATCGGCATGGTTTACACAGATCATAACCCCATTCTATTTATCGACTACAGCGACAACAACCCTTAGTTTCAGCGGTACTAATGGATACGCAGGTGTCTCTGGCAAGCTATGGGGCGGCGGTGCTTCTGGCGGTGCTGGCGCAACTGATGGTGGTGGCGGTGGTGGCGGTGCTGGCTATAACAGCTTCACCTTCATGAATAACAACAGGTGCAGTTTAAATAACTCCTCTCTCATACTTACCGTCGGAGCCGGAGGTGCTTCACAAACTTCTGCTAATACAGCAGGTAGCGCTGGCGGCGCGTCTAGTGTGCAAGAAGGCGAGAACAGCACCTTCTTAGCTTTCGCATATGGTGGTGGTGCCGGTGGTGGTTCATCATTAGGAGCTGGCGGAGGTGGCGGCGGCGCGGGTTCTAACTATAGCAATGCGGGTAATGCAAATGGCACACCATTTACAAGTGGTGTTGGTGCTAACGGAGCCTTAACAGTAGCCGGTGCTGGTGGTCCATCTCTCACATCTTCGATAACTCCTGGTACGAGTGGTCCTGGCGTAGCTGGTGGCGGAAACGGTCAGTTCGATGCTGGTGGAGGTGGGGGTAATTCATCAACTCACCTTGGTGGTTCAGCCCCGTACTATGGGACGGCTTGCGGCGGGGGCGGTGGTGGTGGTGCAGCTGTGGCTACGACAGGCGGTGCAGGTGGTAATGCCTACTGGGGCGGTGCAGGGGGTGGTGGAGCTTCTAATGTGACAGCTGGTAGTGGTGGTCAATCCACATATGGTGGTGGTGGTGGTGTGGGTGCTGCTTCAGGTACAGCTGGTAGTGGTTCTATTCCAGGCGGTGGCGGTGGCGGTGTAGTCGGCACAGGTGGGTCTGGCGCTGGTGCTGGTGGTATGATTATTATATGGGGTATCGCTCAATGATTTATTGTCTCGTTGATGTAAGTGGAAATGTAGCTAACATTATTGTCTATGATGGCATCTCTCCTTATACCCCACCTTCTGGATACACATTGCAACTAGATCCTGCACAGCAAGCAGGAATAGGTTGGGCTTATGTAAATGGTGTATTTACAAATCCTAATGTAGGATCGTAACAATGGCTAATGGCGTAATCGTAGACTACCCCTCTCTATTAGCTGCTGTACAGGCTACAGCGGAGGACACTGGTACTGAGTTTGCCGCGTACCTTCCTATTGCGTGTGACTTGGCTGAAGAATTCCTATTCAGGGATTTGGAATTACCTGATTTAGAAACGAAGACGCCTCCATCTACTCTATCTTCAGGCAGTAATGTGGTCCCTAAGCCTGCGGGCTATAAGTTTGCCAACTACTTTAAGATTATTGTCAATGGGGTAAATATCTTTTTAAAGAAGCGCAGAGATGACTATATACAAGATTACTGGCCTGATCCTACAGTAACAGATGTGCCCAAGTATTACTCCGATTCTTCAGCAACAACCTTTACCATTGCCCCAACACCAATTCAAAACTGGTCGTATGAGATTAAGTATAGTTCTAAACCTGCTAAGCTTTCGCCTACAAATACAACCAACTACTACACAGCTAATTGTGAAGACTTGCTGTATTTGGCGATGATGGTAGAAATGGCTAAGTTTATGAAAGCATGGCCGCAAGTACAGGTTTGGGTGCAGGCCTATGCTCAAGCTCAAGCAGCTTGGAATACTGAAGCTATGCGCCGTCGTCGTGATGATGGCCAGACACCTACCAATGCTACGAATGGTCCTAACGATATCAAGCACACTATTAAATCTAATTCATAAGGATAAAATCGATGGTTGCAGTTTACGACCCTAATTTACGAATTACTGAACAAGGTACTGGGGACAATCCCAATACATGGGGCGCAGTACTGAATCAACAAGTATTTGCCTTGTTGAGCAATGCCATTGCTGGTGTTACTCAAATCGATTTCTCGGCAGGCGCGAATATCGACATCTCAACAGCTGCGCTTGTTCCTCCTAATGATTTTCCTGGTGTGGCAAATGGAGCGACAGACACCGCTAGGAACATGGTCTTAGAACTAACTGATGTGACTTTACCGATAACATCAGGTCTTACCTTAACGCTTCCTGCTCTGGAAAAAGTCTATATCATCAGAGCAGCTCAAACTGGTGGTTTTCCGATTAATGTAATGTGTAAAGGCGGCTCAACTTCTATCGCCTTCAATCTTGGAATGATGGCTTTAGTTTACACTAATGGCACTAATATCTTTGCTTTAGATGCCAATGGCCTTCTCGAATCTGCTAATAATCTGAGTGATCTTGCAAATGCAGCGACAGCCAGAACTAATCTTGGCCTAGGCTCTGCCGCTGTTCTTACAGCTGGTACTGCGGCTAACAATGCTGTTCAGCTAAATTCTAGTGGTAAATTACCGGCTGTTGACGGGTCATTGCTAACTAATGTTACTGGAACACCTACTGGTGTCGGTACTGCGGCTTTCTTGAATGTTGGTACTGCTGCTGGTAATGTAGTCCAATTAAATGGCTCTGGACAGCTGCCCGCTGTTGACGGGTCATTGCTAACTAATCTTCCTAATCAGGCAGCTTCAACATCTAGTGGCTTTGTAAATAAAGTTGTGATTGGCAGTGTAACCATACAGACAGGTTTCAGTCCATTATCTGCTGGTGCCAATCCATCTATTGTATTTCCAACTCAATTTAGTGCTGCACCAGTAGTGACTTTTGGTCCAGGTGCATTCGCGCAAGGGGTATGGCTGAATGGGGCTCCGACGGTAACTGGATTCTCTACGCATACCGCACCAACCGATGAACAAGGCAGCCCTTCAGCCACGCCTTTCTATTGGACAGCAATAGGGACGACATAATCTAAATGGTTAATTATCTCTCATATAAAGACGTTGGGCAGGGTACTTCCACAGTACTCAAGACGATGGCTGTTGCTCCAGGGATACGTAAAGACTTAACTCTTTATCAAGCTGAGGGTGGATGGATTGACTCTAACCTTATCAGGTTCAGAGACGGGAGAGCACAAACTATCGGTGGCTGGGCTTCAGAAACTGTAGAACAGGCTTTAAATCCTTCGAATGCCTTATTCACTGGGGTTTCTAGAAGTATATTGGCATGGGTAGCTTTAGATAGCTCTCAATGGTTGGCTGTTGGCGGCAATGCTAAACTAGAGATAATGAATAATGGTCTTATCTATGATATAACGCCTTCTCGACAGCAAGTCACAATTACTGGAATGGGTACTGTGCAGGGTTCTACTATTGTCACGTTAATAGAAGATAACCATGACTTGGTAATAGGCGATTATATCTTTGTAGTTTCGCAGAACCTGGAATTCGAAGGCATACTGTTATCAGGTAGTTACGAAGTATTAACAGTGCCTGATAACAATACGTTCACTATTGATTCCAGACAAACTGCTATATCCACATCCCTGAATATGTTCAGTTCAGACTTTGGTACTTCTTACGACCATGGTACAAACATAGGCAGCTCATTCAATGCCGACTTTAACAATGACTTTGGTGGGGAGAACGTTATCCTAGTCATAAACTTCCTCGTGCCAACTGGTGCAGTATCAAACGGCAACCTAACAGGCTATGGCGGTGGTCCGTATGGTGAGCCGAATGGCTATAACGAACCCACAGCCGGAACTGGCGGTGTAAATCTTCGCAAGTGGTCTATGGATAACTGGGGTGAAGATCTTATCGCCTGTCCTGCCGGAAACACTCTGTACTACTGGACTAAGGCTAATGGCGCTAACGTGGCAGCACAGCCTATCTTAAATGCACCAGCACAAGTTGGTTTCGTCTTAGTTGCTGAACCAGCACGGTTCTTATGCGCTTTTGGCTGCAATACCCTCGCTACTGGTATCTACGATCCACTGAATATCCGATGGGCTGCTGAAGAAACAACTACTGACTGGGAAATCAATCAGTTCAACACTGCAGGTGAATATCGTATACCGACAGGGAATAAGATTGTCGCTGTATGTCAGACCTCTCAGGAAATCTTTGTATTGACGGATACAGCTGTATACTCGATGGTATTCCTTGGAGCTAATGACCCCACTAATGCTATCTTTCAGTTCACCTTAATTGGCACGAATGTATCGTGTGCATCTCCTACTGGTGTTGCGACTTTGAATGGTGCTGTATACTGGATGGGATTGGACAACTTCTATACATACAATGGTGCTGTCGTTAACATTGTGCCCAATACTCTTTCCAGATTCCTCTTTCAACAGGGTGGTGAAGGCCAGTACAATTTCGCTCAGAAGGAGAAGATCTACTGTGGCTTAAATAAAGAGTTCAATGAGATCTGGTGGTTCTACCCTCGATTTGATGAAGATGAATGTGGACACTATGTTAAGGTTAATTTCCTAGATCAAGTGTGGGATGTAGGGGCAATTGACCGAACTGTATGGTTAGATAAAGGTGTATTCCAATATCCCTATAGTATCGCTGCTACCGCGAATCCAGGCCAACTCTACTCTCAAGAGAATGGACTTACTGCAGATGGCGCTTCATTACCGGCGTACATCACCTCTGCTTATTTCGATATTGATGACGGTGAGAATTTGACCTTCTGCGATAGAATGGTTCCTGACATTGATCTTCAGCCGAATCAACCTGTTCAAGTCACCATCTATTCTAAGAAGTTTCCTTACCCTGTTACTGAAAATACAGTTAAAGGACCATTTAACTTTGATAATACTGATAACTTTATATCCATGCGAGTTAGGGGTAGGCAGATAGCTGTGCAGTTCGCTGCCGTGTCAACAGGATCTTCCTTTGCCTTAGGTAAAATCCGATTAGCTTACGCTATAGATGGAGAACGGTAATGACTGTAATACGCATACCAGATCCACCAGTGAATATACAGGATAAGGCCGTTCAATCCTACCTTGTTTCATTAGCAAAAGCTATCCGTTTAAATGTTCAATCTTTGAACCAAGGAGCCGTCTTCACACAATCTAGTGAGGGCACTAGTTCCGTTTATAATAATAAGAGCCCTTGGATTAACGGCACAGGTACACCAGAAGGGGTTGTTGCAGCTCCGGTAGGAAGCCTTTACACAGACAACAATGGCTCTCCAGGACTCACTTTATATGTTAAAGAGACCGGTACAGGAAATACAGGCTGGACTTCTAAATAATTGACTTAACCTTTTAGATATGGTATAATAAGACATGGCTAATCTTCCAAGTAAATCATCGATTATCGAACGCAATGCGGGCATGATGACAAAATCAGCTCAAGCAGCCCAAATGGGGGTGCCTCCTACAGGACAGCCTGCGATGGCTCCTTTAGCCGGACAGCCTTTGCCTCAGAATGGAGCAGCCTTAGCCGCTGGTCCTGATAACATGAATGCCCAGATAACTGACCATACAGGAGCCCCACAAGGCCCAGCTACCATTAAATCAGGGGAGATAGTCTTCTCTGTAGAGAGTGTTATTGGGGCAGGTAATGGTGACTACGATAAAGGAGCTAAGCTGCTGTTAGGCTTGCATGATAAGCTTCAAGACCATGGTGAAGCCCTAGTACAGAAGCAGAGCATTGCTGGTTCCGATAAGGCTCCTCAAGCACCTACAGGACCCCCTCAAGGCCTGGCTGCTCCCCAAGCCCCTGTAATGGCTCCTAATAGCCCTTCCCTAGCCCAGTCTGGTCTGATGCCTGGCCAACCAACCTAAGTCTTTGTGTTAAGACAAGAAATGTGATATAATTGTATATTAAAGAGATACTACTTACCGAGAAACTTGATGAATGTTGGGATCTAGTAGAGGCGCATAGACAAGAGTTAGCGACCTACCAAGACCACATGATACTAAAGCCTGACAGAGCTAGATATAAGCACTTAGAAGAGACAGGTTGCTTACGTACTTTAGCTCTTTATGACGAAGAAGATAAGATGGTCGGGTACAGTGCCGTTGTATTCTCCCAAAGTCTACACTACTCTGATCTTCCTATCGCCCAGAATGATGTTATATATGTCAGGAAGGATCTTAGGAAAGGTCGATGGGGTCTAAAGCTGATCGAGGCCACTGAGCAAATGTGTAAAGATCTGTTTAATGGTAGGCCTTTTATGATGCTTTGGCACGCTAAAGAAGACACAGCTTTTGCTTCTATTATGCCTAAGCTGGACTATAGTGTGCAAGATATACTGTTTAGTAAGATACTATGAAGAATTTTGCTTTCTTAGGCAATATAGATGCCCAGCCCTTACTTAAAGAGCTTGAAGAGCATCCAGAGCTTTGGGATCAAAATAACCTTCGTACCTGCAATCTAATGCATGTCGCTGATGGTATATCAGATATATGGGGTAGGTTCCCTGACTACAAGAAGCATATTACAAATATTATGGGTATGCTTGATGATTTAGAATGCATTGACTACCCTGCTATGCAGGTGCTAAAGACCTTACAGCCTATCCTTGATGAAGTAATGCTCAGGACTAAAGGTAAAGAATTAAATCGAGTGCTTATTACAAGCATGGCTCCAGAGGGTAGAATATATCCTCACACTGATGCCGGAGAGTTTGCCAGGGTTTTCGAACGGTTTCATGTGGTTCTACAGAGTGATGAAGGCAACATATTTAGAACAGAAGGTGAATTTGTTCATATGAAGCCAAACGAGTTCTGGTGGTTCAATAACTTGAATGAACATGAGCTCTACAATGGATCTAAAAGAGCACGGATACATCTTGTGCTAGATATTAAAGGGGAATAGACATGGCAGCAGCAGTTGGCGCAGGAGCCGCAGTAGTAGGAGTTGGTGCTCAGCTATTAGGTGGATCGCAGGGCAATCAAGGTACTGCCACTCAAGGCACCACAACGCCTCAAGTTCCTTCTTGGCTTCTCCCCTATCTTCAGCAGAATGCTGCTACAGCCAATACACTCGCTTCTCAGCCCTATCAACCATACACTGGACAACAAGTCAATCCCCTGACTGCTATGCAGAATCAGGCTGGAACCATGTCTCAGAGCTTAGCTGATAATGGTGCTGCCATCACAGGCATGAACGCTGCTAATGCCGTTCAAACAAACGTGGCTAACCAAGGGCAGAATGGTCTGAATCCAGCTACAATTCAGAGCTATATGAACCCCTATACTAACTCTGTTATTGATGCAACCAATCTTAGGGCTCAACAACAAGAGCAGCTCCAGCAGAACCAACTTCAAGCCCAGCAAGGCCAAACAGGTGCTTTCGGTGGTTCAAGAGCATCATTGGCTCAGGGACAGCTACAATCTAACTTTGCTCAGCAACAGTCTCAGAATAACGCTACCATGATGCAGAATAACTTCACTAACGCTGAAAACATGGGTATGCAAGGCTTAGGCCAAGCTAATTCAGCAGCTCAGGGTATGATGCAATCCACTGCTGGAGCTCAGACTGCTCAATTACAAAACATTGGAGCGCTGCAAACGGCTGGTGGCTTACAGCAAACCACAGGGCAAAATCAGGATAATGCAGCATATCAGGATTTCTTAACTCAACAGGCCTATCCATATCAACAGCTTGCGAACTCTCAAAACATTCTTAATCCGATTGGCTCATTGACAACTGGAACTAATGCCACAGGTTTCACTCAACAAAGTGGATCGCCTGGTCTTCTGCAAACCGCCCTTGGCTCAGCTGCTGCTGGTGCAAGCATAGGTAATTCTTTAAGTGGCAGTAATGCTTTTGGGTTTTTAAATAGCAGTGCTCCTTACAATAGCAGTGCTACTGACAATAGCGGGATACCGTCTCTTTCTGATGCACAAGCTTCAGTAGCTGACGATACTGCAAATGTTGCAAATGGTTCTATCTCACAAGGAAATCTTGATTTCAGTCAAGCTGAGGTCAGTAATATTAGAGATGCTCTGGCAACAGGCGGCATGGTTCCTCACTCTAGGGGCTATGCACAAGGCGGTCAAGTTCAGCAGCCATCTCTTTCAGACCATATCAATCATTTCATTGATACCTACGCTAAGCATTTTGCTAATGGCGGTTTGATCAAATCCGACAAGACAGACATTCCTGGTGTTCCTACGCAGTACGGTATGACGCAAGAAGAAATGCCTTACACCAGTCAAAAGCCTAAGTACTTAATTCCTGCGTATGCTAAGGGTGGGCAGATACCTTTGCAAAGTGGTTTAAGCGATGCAAATGTTCCTGGCATTAAGAGAGAACGTCAGCACTGGGGTAAGCCCTACGTGCCACAAACTAAGAACGATCCAGGCTACCTGCGACCTGACGTTAAGAATGCTCTGGCAACAGGCGGCATGATCGGTATCCCACAATTCTCTAATGGCGGGCTGACAGCTCACTACGGCATCCCTGGATTCGAGGAAGGTGGTGTTGCTCCTGACATTGGTCTTATTATGGGTGACGCTGACAATGGTCAGTCTGGTATTGATGCTATGTTCGGCGATCCTACTCAAGCCGCATCTTCTACAAACACCATGACAACTCCAGGTTCTATCGCTGATGAGACACCTGAATATGCGGCATGGCGAGCTCAGCAAATGCAGTCATCCTCACCGACACTTGATAAGCTTTCTGCTTGGGCTGATCAACCCTCACCTCTGTGGAATATTGGCAATGGTCCGGCAGCTCCTCCCAATCCAACTACTGGACTAAACTTCAATCCTGGTGCTGGTACAAAGTCCGGCTCTGACTGGTCTACACCATCAGGAAATAGTGGAGGTTATGGTCCTGCACAAGGCCCTGCGACAATGGGCAGTGTTGCTCATGGAGATATCAATTCTCTTGCAAATACTGTTTTAAATCCTCAAAGCACTAATGCTCCTGGGTCAGCGAACTATGCACCTGATAAGGACTATGTAGGTAAAGCTGAAGATGCTGTGAGCAATCTGTTTAAGATGTTTGTGCCGTCTGGTAAAGTTGGCGATACTTCTGCAACTGCCCCTACTAAGGATGCATCAGAGCCAACACCTCAGCAGCATGCGACTGATGTGGCTGCTAGTGGAGCTGCGGCTGATATTCTTGCAGCTGGAGGGACTGAAGCACAAGCTAAATCTGCGTATATTGCCAAAGGTGGTAATCCCACTACATGGGCTGACGCATCAGCAAGCTTTGCTGGCGATAAGACAGGTACACGTGCAGCTGCTCCAGTTCAAAGGACATCAGCTATTGCCCCTGATGCCGGTCAGCAAACAAGCTCTGCAACTGGCGATATCGATAATACTATTAATAGCGGCGATACTCCTCAAGAGAAGTACGAGAAGTATCAGAACCTCATGATGAACAAGATCCTGAACGGCCCTGGTGGCCCTAATTCTAAAGTAAATCTCCCACTTCTCTCGATGGGTGCTGCGATTTTAGGCAACAGATCTAACAGTCTTGCTGGTGCTATTGGGGCAGGTGGTGAAGCTTACACTAAGACAGCTCAGGCACAGTCTGCTCAGAATATGGAACTTATGCAGAAGATGATGATGGCGCACTACTACGAAGGTAGAAACGGTATCCAACAGCAAAGAGTTGATCAGAATGCACCTCTCGTAGCAGCTAAGATCAATAATCTTGAGCAATTGCCACAGGGCGATCCGCAAAAGAAGCAGTATGACATGGCTGTTCAGAATGGTCTGAAGAATGGTATGTCAGCTCAGGATGCAAAAGCACAAGCTGCTGCTGCGTTCCCCGATAGTCTTACTACACCTAACACCTCTACTTCTGGACAAGCAGCGCCTGCTATCGGCGCTATCGTGGATGGTCATAGATTCTTGGGTGGCGATCCTTCTGATCCTAACAGCTGGGCGGCACAATAATGACTTCGGGACCTTGGGATAATTACACACCATCTAGTCTGCCTCCTGCACTTACAGACATAGGGCCAGATCAAGGTGCTACGAGTGATGGTCCTACAGTACCGCAGCTGCTTGCCAGCAATCCTTCAGCTGGCCCTTGGGATAAATACGCAGCTCCTGTAGCTGATGGTCCTTGGTCTAAGTATGCCTCTATGAACACCCCTGCTGCCAGCGATGACGGGGAAGCTTACAAAGGTCTTCGCAGAGGCTTGACTGAGACTGGTGAAGCTTTAAAGATGCTTCCTGATGTAGCTGAGGCCTCATTCAATAAGCACATTGCCCCTGTATTTGACCAAGATAAGATTAAACAAGATGCATTAGCATATCAGAAAGCTATCGATGCTTCTAATGCACAATATCCCGATGCAGTTCCTTCCTATAAAGACATACACAGTGCATCAGATCTTGCAAAATACGGTGCCAGTGCCTTAGGTGGCGCTGCTCCTGGTCTTGCGATGATGGCAATTCCTGGTGGTTTTGCAGGCAGTATGGCTAAAGAAGGTGCAGAATTGGCTGCTAAAGAAGCTGTTCAGTCTGCTGCTGTTGAGGCTATCGGTGGTCTCAGTGAACAAGCTGGTACAAAGATTGCCGACAAAGCAGCACAATCATTCATAAATAAAGCAACTGTTGCTGGCTCTGCAGCTGGTGCTGCTTCAACTGCTATCCCTCAAGACTACACATCATGGTTGAACCGTGGAGTTGATGCTCCTGATACAGCCATCTTTGCTGGTGGTGTGACGGGCGGTCTAATGGCCGTGATGCCAGGAACTGTTATGGGCAAGGTCTTAGGTGATGACCTAGGCTCTCAGGTATTAGGCGCTAATTTAATGGAGAAGGTCGGTATCAGATCACCTCTCATCCAGAAAGTTCTTTCACATGCTGTTGTAGGTGCGGCTGAACTTGGTACTGCTGGGGCCACAGCTGAAGGATTGAATTTACTTGCTGAGCATGAGATAGGTTTAAATCCTAATCTCTACACTAAAGAGAATCTCAATCGTGTATTCGAAGCTGGTTTTACAAACGCTATAGGCGGTGCTATTATGGGTGCTGCAGCTGCTCCATTCATCAACCATGCAGAACTGGGTACTACTCTATCTAAGGAGGGGAATAGGCCTGCTAATGTAAAGCCTTTAGATTTGACTTCTACTGAGCATACCAAAGCATTTCAAGAAGCCCAAGATCTTAAAGAGAAGACTGCTGTTACAGCTGAACAGAAACAAGCCGTAGCTGATGACAAGATGAATGTGGGTATTAAGAACGATGATATCAAAGCTCAAGTGGCAGCTGGTCCTTCGCATTCTGAAGACGCTCAACTTACACCTGTCTGGATGTCTAAAGAACAGGTGAAGAAATATCAGGATATGGGTCTTAGCGTAGAAGACATGCAGAAAATCAATCCTCTTGATCAGATCTTTGCTGAACATCTTATCGCCGAATCTCAAGATCCTAAGAACAAAACCTTCGATGACTATTCTAAAGCACCTGAAGGAACTGATCCAAGACCATTAGAAAAAGTTGGTATTAAGGATCAAAATCGACTACAGGAATGGTCTGATGAGGCGCTAAACGCTAAGTTCCAACGTACCACACCTACTCTGGATTCATTTAAATCTTGGTTCGGTGGTAGCAAGGTAGTGGATGCTCAAGGTCAACCCCAAGTCATGTACCATGGCACTAGTAAAGATGTTGACTTTAAAAGATTTAATATCGGTCAAAGAGGAGCCTGGTTTCATCCAGATCCAAAAGAAGCCAGTATGTATGCCGAAAGCAATGACAGCCAAGGACATAAATTAGATCCGGATAAACCTGGTTGGAATTTAATTCCTACGAATACTCGCTCTAGAGTAATCCCCACGTATTTAAAAATGGAAAATCCCTATTTCCCTTCTTCTGAAGACTACAAAAAACTTTATGGCGATGGGAATGGTAATTCTTATCAGAAAAATCAAAGAGACATAGCGAATAAGGCAAAAAAGCTTGGTCATGATGGCATAGTTCTGCCTGGCGGCACTCACGTGGTATTCGATCCTAGGCAGATTAAGTCTATTTGGAATGGAGAATTTGATCCGCATGATTCTAAATTTCAGCGTTCCCTAACAGGGCACCCTAATCTCCACCAATCCTTCTTGCAAGCTCACACATTTGGTAATGCTTTCGAAGGCCTTGAGCATACTAAAGAAGGACTAGAGAAGCATGTCGATGTAGCCAATGCTCTGAATAGAATCGGTCAAGAGCTTACTGGCTCGGCTAAGTTTAAGTTCTGGGACCATCTTCAAACACGTTTTGAAAAAGACCCTGTGCGTGGTGCGCAATACCTGAATATGATACACGTCGCCATCAATGATAGTACCTCCTTTGCCAATGCCAAAGAAACGCTCTACCATGAAGTTTGGCATTACTTAGAGGGCAATGGCTTTATTACTGATGCGGATAGAGCCTTGTTCGATAAGAACCGTGACCTCGCTATAGAGTACATGCGTAAAGATGGATGGTTAAAGGATCAAGACTATGATCACTTGATGAAGACCCAAGAAGGTCGTGAAGAAATTAGAGCCAATATGTATGGTAAAATGTCAAGGGAAATGAACCTTGATAATAAGAATACATTGCCAGGAATATTCAAAGGCATGTTTGGCAAAGCTAGATCGCTAATACAGCGGATTAAGTATATGCTAAAGGGTCAAGATATTAAGGCCCTACAAGACTTTGTTCGAAACACTAGTGAAGGCGGTAAGATGGATCAAGAAGGTAAAGGAACTGTAGAGAAAGGAAGAGGTCAAGAGCCTATATCATCTGTAGAGAAGATCCATGAAAATCTAATGTATAATGCAGCTACGTTCAGAGCACAGCGCATGGAACAGTCTCAAAGAAAAGCTGAAAGTGATGAAGCTATGGCTAAGCACAGAGAGATCTTACAGCAATACGTAGATGGTAAAGTACCGTTTAGAGATGCAGTAAAATCCTCTGTAATCTTTGATAAGAATCGTATGATAAGGGACAATGTAGGTGATAGGGCTCTATGGGCTCAATGGCTCCAAACCCCTGCTAGGCTATCTGAAGAAAGCCCTTTCTTCTCTTTGCTTACTAATCACTTCCGTAATATTAAAAATTCTACAGCTAATCATATGTCTCGCTATAATGAATCCTTGAAAGAATGGAACAAGGCTGACCCTATGCTGAAGGCACAGGTAGGAGATCTTACAGCTAAAATGAAGATTGCAGGGCTAAAAAGCAAACTTAACCCAGATGGTCAGATGGAGTTTATGAATGAGAGTGGGAGCATTATACATCTTCTTAAAGACAAAGAGGCTTCCACCCTATACGGCCATTTACAAAAGGCAATGGCAGATGTTCATGAAGACCGACTGAACGGTTATAAAACCAAGGCGCGTGAAGTATTCAAAGACATCCTTCCAAAAGATTACCATACAGCTGAAGTAGACTCAGCTATACTGGCTTTGCACGGCACAGATAAAATCTCTTCAGAACGTATGGATATGCTGAAAGAACTCTCGGAGAACCTGCATAACTCTGATGTTATGAAGATGCACGACTATATTCCATTCTCTCGCTTCGGTCATTTTGGTATTACCGTCAGAGATCGTAACCAGCCAGTGTTAGATAAGAATGGTAAGAAGACAGGCGACTACAAGCAGGTTGCGCTGCACACGGTTGAATCCCAGCACTTTAATGTTCCTGGCAATCGTGGCAACTATAACATGCACCAACTGCAAAGAGAAGTCGCTAAGATCAAGGCCTTATACAGCGACACTAAGCGCTATGATGTTATTGGCGGTCAAGGCAAGATTACCAACTTTGATGATCATACTAAGATCCACCCATTCACCATTGATAAAAATGCTGTCGGCAATCAATTAGACCCACGTTATCTGAACACTGAACTCCTGACCTCAATGATCAACTCGTCCTCTATGGACCCAGAAATGCATAAAGAGATTAAAGAGAAGCTGATGGGTGTGGTGGATGCTGAAGCCAATCGTAGAAGCTTTGGTAAGTTGTTTGGTAAGAGTGAGAAAACAGCGGGATACTCACAAGACTGGAACAGAGTGATACACACTTACGCTTCCGGATCTGCTCATATCTTGTCTAATCTGGAACATGCTCAAGATCGCGCTGCTTTAGACGCAGCTGTTAAGACCTTAGCCGATCATGGACTGCGTAAGCAGAGTGAAGCCTATATGTCTTATGTAGGAAAGCCTCAGGACGACTTACAAACCCTAAGAGCCTTCAATTACCTGTGGGCGATGGGTGGTAATTTCTCCTCAATGCTGGTTCAAATGTCAACATTGCCAACTATGTCATTAGGTCAGATGTGTAAGTACTCGCCTCATGTCCTACAAAATATGACCCTGATCGGTAAGCAATTTGTACATGCTGCTGTCTATTACGCAAAAGGTGCAGATCACGCAGCTTTAGAGCACATGGTTAAGTCTGGTCGCTGGACTGTTGATCAAGCCAATACCTTCAGACGTGCAGAGATGGACTCTCATATCCAATCCCCCTCCCAATTAGAAGCTTTGGGTCAAAGACCTTATGAGAGGGAATCTGATGCAGGTAAGTTCAAGGGCAAGGTTAAATCCATTACCAATATGCTTTCCCTGCCTGTGTTTGTAGGTGAGCAAATAACCAGAGCCGCCACCTTTATGGCCACTCATGAGATGTTACAGGATAAGGCGGTAATGGATCGGTTTGAGAAAGTTCATAAGAACGATATGAATTGGCAAACCCAGAAATCAACCAATAACAAGCTATCTCCTGCCGAGAATGCGGGCAGGTATGTTCTTGATACGGCACACGGAGTATATGGCAAAGAGGGCAGGGTTGCAACGTATCGGGGTGTTGGTGGGGCATTATTCTTTCCTTTTATGACTTTCCCCCATAGAGCAATTGAGAGAATGATTACAGAGACCCATAAACAGGGCTCAGAGGGCCGTATAGCGCTTGGAGTTACTTTAGGTGCCTTAGCCCTCACCTCTGGTCTGATGGGCCTTCCTGGGGCTTCTGCAGCCACTAAATTAGCAGATGAATATGAAAAGCGCCACAAAGGTATCGAAACTAATACTGAGCAGATGATTTATGAGAAGATGGCCCATATGACAGGGGATAGCCCTACAGCTGCTAAGATGCTTACTTACGGGGTAGGCAGAGCCTTCTTAGGGACAACCATTGGGGCTAGGTTTGGTCTTCCTGAATTGCCAATGCAGAATGCTTTGTTTAACTTCTTAGGAGTGGGTACGTCTACTCCCTCTAGCCAATACGGCGTAGAAGGTTCGATTATTAGTTCATTTGGAAATGCTTATAATGCCTATCAACAAGGCTTGGGTCCAGCTACGGTTGCTGGGGCTATGATGCCTAATGGCATTGCAAATCTATTTAAAGCTTATGATTTATCTCAGAATGGACTTAGAGCTGGTGGTAAAGATCCCCAGACTATTATACCACCTAAAGATGTGAGTGTAGGAACCATACTCAGTAAGATGGGTGGAATAACTTCAGATCAAATAGCTTCAATGAAAACAATCTTCTATGCTGCTAAGCTCGATAAGAGCGCAGGGAAGTATGCTGGTGCCTTTGATAGGTTTAAGGAGCAGGGCATCTCTCTGGCTACGCAAAGGGATAAGGCTGCTGCTAGAGGCGATGGTGCGGGGGTATCAGACTACACTAATCAAATTAACAGTCTTTTGGCTGATGCTCGGCAGTTCGTTAAAGAGAACCCAGGGGCTAAGTATCCTACGACACTAATTCGAGAGATCAATATGGAAGCAAGGCAGAGAGCCACTGGTGCCTTCCCACAAGCTAAGAACTACCAACAGAGACAGCAAGCAACGGAAACAAGCAAACTTTACGGATACCCAGGAGTGTATGATGGTGCAGTTAAATAGCAAACAAGGAGTACAGCGGCGTGGCAAGTGATGATGAACTACTCAGCTACATTAAAGATAGTGTAGATAAACTTCATGAGAAGGTGGATACAGGCTTTACAGCTGTTGATGGTCGCCTTAAAGAACTGGAGATTGAAAAGGCCCGTGTTGGCGGTTATAGAGCAGCGGGTGCTAAGATTATCAGTGTGATTTGGGGATTGCTTGGTGGCGTCTGTAGTTCGATTGTTACTTGGGCCATTTACGCCCACAAGCAGTAGAATCCGCTTTTCTATCGCCACACGCTTAGAATGATCTGCTGTCATAGCGCCATGAATATCTGGATAGATATCTTTATCATATAATTCTATGTGCTTATTGCATGCATAGCACTGTAGTTCTTCTGGACGAACCATCAATTGAGAGTAATATTCAGGATAGTCTATTAATTCACCTACTCTATAGTTTAAAGTAGGTAGAATATGATATTTATTAAGTCGCCAGTCGTGGTATCCAAACACACACAGGTATTTACGTTTACTTTTAAACCAACGCTTAACTCTTTTAACTATTGACATACTCTACTCTGATCTCTTGTTACCACGTAGTCTTCCATCTGACTATCGATTTCATCGCATTTAGCACAAGTCTTCAGTTCATCTGCAGCTTCTTTCTGCTGAGCCTGAGTATACGCTACGATTGGGGGACAGATATTATTACTCTCGACCGGCGTACATCCGCTTAAGAAGAGTATCGAGATCAGGACGATGAGTTGCGATTTCAAGTTGCTTATCCTTTATAACGAATGATTGCTGCATAGCTTGTGCCTGACAGGCTTGAAAACCCAGATGGTGGTCGTACAGCAATGCCCCACTCAAACCCAGTACAATAAAGAAATAGATTACTGACGTAGTAGACGCACTACTTAGTAGGCTCAATAGTATTTTCAGCATTACTCTTACTCCCAATAGCATCAATTAAATTACCACCATGCTTGCCGCCTAGGTATCCAGCAGTGTAGGTAGTTACAAACATAGACATATCTTGTCCAGTCATGAATACGTGATAAGCAGCAGGAAAGAAGGATAGGAAGTAGACAAGTCTAGAGATGGAGTATTTACCAACCCCAGAATTATCTACTTCCTTAAAGAAATCTGCGAGAGACATCTTATCCTTTATTAGTTAAGCAGCAGTGGTTGTAGTAGCAGTCAAAGGCGCTACAGTCGCCGGAGCTTTTGTAGGAGCTACCGCAGCAGCCACTTTCTTATCGATCAAGGCTTCAATCAGAGCCAATGCATCAGCAGAAAGTGAAGCATTAGGGTTTTTAGCAAGTGTCTTAATACGAGCTACGAGAAACGAACCACCTACTTCAGCGATAGTGCCCAGTGCAAAGTACAGAGCGTGGTCGAGTGTGAGAATAGAGTCAAGCATTATATTTATCCTTAGTGTTGTATTGTTAGAGTGAAAGTATCAGGAAGTGTATCGTTTAAATGGGCTAGTGCAGCTACAGATGAATAGACGCCTTGAGTGCTTTGTATCATGCCAACCAGTATACAACCTAAAGTATCTTTAAGCGTATTACCAGTGTGTATCAATACATTAGAGCGATTAGGGACGTCATTAACTTGCCATGTATTCGGATGGTCGCTAGAATTGTGTCGAGTACAGGTATAAGTGCCCTCAGGAATGCAGGATTCATCAGGTGTGTTATCTTCCCATGGAAGTTCTTCTGTATAGCACAGAAAGGTGATTCCATTGTAAAGACTACCATGAGTTCCGTTGGCATCTTGCGAGGTTCGCTGTAACGTTACACTTACCAATTTATGCCAACTCCACAATCGCTTGAGAATAGAGTTCATTCTTAGCCATCTCTAATGCACCGAGCACAGGAATCAACTCAATGTTCCCAGCCCAGACGATCTCTGGATAATTGTCTTCATTAAATACCACAGCAACAAACCCTTTAGGGCTATTGTGCAGCATTTGTAAAAAGACTTCAAATCCACTATCCATCAGTTCTTGAGCAGTAGGTTCAGCTTCTTCAAGATTCTTAGCACCCTTTTTAGGGGTAAAGACACGAATATTAGATGGCTGGGTTAAATCCAGCTCTGTTGTTTCTTCATTCATTACTTAGACTTCTTTCCTTTAGGTGAACCTTTGCCTTTGTATCCATTAGCATAAGCAGCAGCACCTTGTTTAGCAGCCTTAGCTTTGGCTCCTTTACCTTTATAGACCTTGCCTTTACCGCCCCATTGAAAGCCACCGCCTTCTGAGTGTACAGGCATAGTCTTACATCCACCGCTGGTGAATAGGGAACGAATTGAATGAAGTAGAGCCCGTTTGAGAACGGAGAATTGGGTTGCGATTGACAGTCCTTTTAGTGACGGTTTTCGTTTCGGTGTATACAATAGGAGCTGCTTCCTGCATTGCTGCAAATGTGGTTTTAGTTGGAACATGGGCTGTCTGCTTAGTCACGAATTTAACAGGCATATATTCACCTTTAAACCGACGACCATTGGCAGCCTTACGAGCTGCACTACGTGTTGCGTAGGCAAAGGTAGGATAGATCTTACCAGTTACTTTGCTCTTGAGAACCCATTTTGTAGCGGTGTTAGTCTTTGTCATTATTACTTCTTTCCTTTAGGGATACCGGCATGTACAGTACCGCCCTTTTTATAAGCAGGGGTATTAGCATCGGCTTCTACAGCTGCACCTTTATTCTTATCTTGAGGCTTCTTGCCTTTGCTTTCTTTGGATTTATCTCCGCGTGCCATTGTTATTTCTTTCTTTTGTTAGCAGGTTTAGTACCTGTGATTTCAGTATCGCCACCCTTAGAGTCTCTCGCATAAGAGCGATTAGCAGATTTAGATTGTACTCTTAGGTTGCCAGCACCATTGCCAGCAGCGACCCCATGTTTGTGGTCTACGTCCTTACCGTCGCCTTTATGAACACGACCAGCTTTTTCAAGCTTGGAACGAGCTGCATTGCGTTTAGCTCTAGCTTTCTTTTGCTTTTCCGAGCCTTGGTAGGAATCGTATTCATTTCTATAATTACGTGGTTTATCAGTCATTAGGCAACTGCCGCTTCATTAACTTCTTCTACCACAGCATCTACTACGGCAGGAGTTTCCACAGCAGCGGGTAACTCAACAGGATAGGCAATAGTTGCCATCGACTGAGCAGCCGCAATAATTTGGATTTGCGATTCTGCATTACCCCATACCAGATTACCACCGTTAGTATTAGCGATCATACCAGTTACGATAGAGCAGAACAGCTTGAATCGCTTTTCATCATTATTCATCATTATTTTCCTTACAGTCTTCGATTGCCAATTCCGCTACTTCAATGACCTTAGGGTATTCGCCCTTCACATCATCAGCTCGGCCAGCTCTACGAGCAGCATCTTCTTTAGGCATTTCAGTTGGGTTAAAGGTATTCTCTTTACTCCCACCACTCTTCTTTCTCATTATTTAGTTTCCTCTTGGTGCTTTAAATTTTGGAATATGTCCAGTTTGAGTTTCAGTACGCACATTAATGGATAGGTGCGCTGTTTCCGTTAGCGTATTAGCGTTTACATTGCGGTCAAATATTTCTGGAAGCTCTCCTGCAGATTTCTCTACAATATCTGTATGCCTATCCGTAATACGCCAATGCTGGACACCACCAATCCATGACTTCGCTTCTTCTCTTGTTGGTTTAAAGGTTTCGATCCAACGACTTTCGTCAGAATATCTCTCAACAGTAAAACGGTTCTCAATTGCTGTGTCCATATCTTATTATACCTTATATTATTGAGTTTGTCAAGTAGTCTATAGATAGTTTTTTAATAGCCTTTCGATGCTTATCTCTTCTAGATCGTAGTCTCCTTTGAAGACATCGTGCTTGTGACACAACCCACTGAAGTATAATTTATCGACTTGGGGACCGGCAAAACCTTTATACTCGGGGTCGAGGAGGCATCCAGCGACCAAACCACGAATACGCGTACCATCAGGTTTAGTAAGGGAAGCAGAATCAAGGACGTGAGTGTGGCCCATGGTTCCCGAAACCCCTTTCTTAGCAAGAATTGCCTTAGCGTTAGGGACAGGGCGACCAAGCACCCCACTAGCCCAGTAGTGAGTATAGCTAACTCCATCAACAGTGATCCAATCCATAAAATCTGTTACAACTTCATTAATGGGCTGCCTTGTCTTAAAGGCATCCATATTAATAGTCTTAGACGCCCAACGCGGTTCATAGTCCAAGAGCTTCTTTAAACGATACTCATGATTGCCAATTAGCTTAACATAGAGGGGATTGTATTGTGCCTTCTTTAGTTTGGCTAGATTCTTATTCAAAGCTAAGAGAGGGGCGAATAGTGCTTCTTCAGCTGTGTGGTATGATTCAATATCATCCTGTACATTCTGAAATACGAACTCTTTCTTACCAGCATCGTAAGAAGATAGGGAGCCGAAGTCAATGAAGTCCCCTAGCTGTACGATAACAGGGGGTTGATGGGTTATGATATAATTCCCAACAGCTGTATAGCGCCTTAGATTGTCGCCTTTATAGGTGTGGCTGTCGGGAATAATTAAATGGTCACGTGGTTCAATATGGTTTAGAATTTGCAATATTTAATACCTTATTTTATAAGTTTTAATAGTCGTTTAAAAAACCTAGGATTATCCCTAATGAAGGCAATAAGACCATTAGTCATGGCAAGCACGATCTTCTCTTCTTCTTTTTCTTTGTAGATGAGACCGCGTTCAGTAAATATTGCGTGAATGATCTCATGCAGAACAGTATTGCCTTTTTCTAAAGGAGCCATGCCTGTCTTAATTCTTATCCAGCCCTTCTCATAGTCATGAGCGAACTCTTTTAAACATACCCCCTGCTCATCCTTAAGCATCTTATTAAAGGATATTATGTAGTCTCTAGCTCCTATTCGAAGCGTAGCTTTCCGATCTGCTCTCATCTTCTCACTCCCTACGTTAGCAGCCTAATCTTCATCCTCGTTCGAACGCTCGAATAAATAAACGGCATAGCCCGCTCCTAACACAATCATCGCTGCTGAAGCGAACTGAACCAATGCTATTAGCAAGCTCTTCATTCTCTACATCCTCTAATAAGTATTCTAGATACTCTAGTCCCGACTGCTCATTATTCTTCAAATCGCACTGAAAGGTATCCCCATTGATAACAGTTTTAGAATCCTTACCAAGTCTCGTAACAAAGGCAATAGCCTCTGCCTTAGTGCAATTCTGTGCTTCGTCCAATATAATAAAGGCATTATCAAATGTAAGCCCTCTGATAAGGTCAAGGGATGTGACCTGTAGTTTGCCATTCTTCACCATGCAATCGACTTCACCCTTAGACAAGAACTGCTCGATAACAGATATCACAGGTCTAGCCCAAGGTTCTAATTTCTCTTCTAGAGTTCCTGGCAAGAAGCCAACACCTTTGCCAACAGGCACATTAGGCCTAACGACGATGATCTTATCGACTACACCAGTATGGTAGAAGTAGGCTGCGTAGGCAGCTGGAATAAAGGTTTTACCTGTGCCAGCAGATCCAGTGACGATTGTCATCTCTTTAGAACAGATGGCTTGCACAAGATCAAACTGATGCTTTGTTAATGGTTTTGGTAAGTGAAAGGATTTAGTCTGTGGTTTTTTACCCATGCTCTAATTATACCATACTTAGAGTCTGTATGTCAAGCATTTTAGCAATGAGTCACCACTCTTTTCTTTGCAATCTTTAACTTCTTCATCAGAAGATCTGGTTTAGGCACTACTGCCTTCATTAAGAAGTGGGTTAAGTTAGCCCGATTTGGGTCGGGTCGAGGTTTTTTAATCAGCATCGTGAAGACCTCCAAATATTAGATAAATTTACATAGGCCAGTTTGCCTGTGTATCGCAGCTCTATAGTGTAGGATTCACCGTTACGGTCTATGATTGTACCAAAGTCTGAGATACCCACTTGTGGTACACTACAGTATACAAACTCTCCGATAGCGTATTCATCGGGTGCGGTCGTCCTCTCCAATATCTCTGGCTTGGTAGGTGATGAGGAAGGCGACGCATGCAAGGGCATGGTAAAGATGGGGGAGCTTGCTTTCTTCGTCAAGGTCTTTTCCTGACCAGAAAGCCCAGAGGTGTCGCATAGCTGCTCCGAAGAGCCGATGCCATTGCATTCCTTTGAGCCAATTATGATCCCCGTATTTGACAGCTCCATAGGTAAGGACATCTCCGAGCGCTTGAATAGTCTCTGGAGGAATAAGATCCAGCCGACTCTTGGCTTGGTCATATTTTACTCCTTCATTCATTTCATACTTACTCTAGTTTGTGTTTTCGGCAAAGGATCGTTTCCAAACGCACGGATGGTCATTTCCGAGATCATCCTGGCTTTGAACATCTGGTACATTTCTTCAACAGAATTGGCATAGGTTGTTACTTTACCTGCTTCGTCAATAGAAGATCTATCGAATTGGCGGAAGTATCGTTCCCAATCTTCCCCTTGTTGGTTAGCGTACATTTCTTCTCTCCTAATATAAATCAATCAGCAAAGTTTATCTCCTTAGGGAAATTGAAACCATGCGTAACCCACATACCAGCAAACCAAGGCTTCCCTTTAAAGGTTCCATCAGGAAACTCAAAGTCTATCCGTTTAGGAAGCACTACTATTTCCACTCCGTGCGCCCTATACAGACTTTGCCTTTTCTTTCCTTCCAAGGCCGCAAAAGGCAGGAGTAGTGCAAAGGGTTTATTATACTCATAACACTTAGCCAGAAACTGGTCTTTAAGCGAGAATGGGGGATTGGTAATGATATAATCGAAGTTCTCCACGGGCCCTGTAGTCTCAAGGAAGTCTACTCCTGTCATTATGTCTGTACCAATACACGACTGGTTCATGGCTTTAAGTGCTTCTACTATTCGCCCTCTGCCACATGCTGGCTCCCATACAATGCCATTTAAAGGCTTAGGGAGGGCATTGAGAAGGCTTATTACAGGCCATCTGGGTGTTTGAAGGTTATCTGAATGGTTGCGCCCCATGCGGGCTAGAATACCTTGTGGTTTAGAAACCAGTGTCATTACCGAATAGGCCTTTTAAAAATCTACTGACTGAACGCTCTTTAGGCGTTTTCTTCATAGTGTCAAGCAAACTGTTCATCTCTAGTTTAAGAGAGACCAAGTTCACGCTGTAGTCACCGTTCATAAAGTTACTAAGTACGGGATAATCGGGAAAGAACCTACATCCCTCACTCTTAAGTGGTGCTAAGCCTAAGTCTCCACCATGATCAATCACTCTTCCCACTCCACTTGATAATCAATTTCTGTATCTCCTCCAGTATCTTTCCAGTGATTATCTGGACTGGTCTTAGCTTTCTCCAAAGCTGCTTCTTCAGACTTAGCTGTAATTTCTATAGTCTCTACAGAATACCAGCCTCTGCTAATACAATACTTCGGCATTAGTCTTCCTCCGCGATGTCGTCCCAAGGGAGCTTATCATCGTCCTCGAAATCCAATTCTTCCATCTCAAGATTATCCTCAGCAAGGTATTCCTCCAAGTCTTCATCCAAAGCTTCTGCTGCGATCTCTTTCATTTCATCTATATTCTTGCTATCAAGCACCTCGTATAGCGCATTTGTAAGTCGCATGATCTGCTCATTCGCAGTCTCTACGAATTCTTTAACAGCTTTTACACTGCGAAAGTCAACAATCGCATTTGTCATTAGTCTCTCCCTATTGTAATTATATTTGAGGTACGCGCATAACTGCGTTCGACCTAACATTCCAAAACATTCTGCCTGAGAATTGCTCGTCCGGTTCTAACCAAGCTTTAAACTTGATAAAGCCACGTGTATGATAGTAATGCATAAGCGCATCCACAATCGCCTGAGCCGCTTCACGATCTTCATAATAGTCCGGCTGTGATCTAGTACCATTAAACATTACTACATTACTCATCTGTTGATTGTTTCTTCTCTCCGAACTTTGTAAATCTTGCCTTACGGCCTTTTAATATATCTTTCATAAGATGAAAGCATTCATAGACCAAATCTGAATCTAGTCCTGCCCTGTCACAGCAATCGATAAAGTCTTGATTATCTTGCTTTAACCATTTTGCGACATCAGCTCTAACACGTTCAACACTGGAGAACGAATCTATTAAAGCCCTATCGAGGACAGCTCTGTGAAGCTTAAATTCCTTTAGGCCTTCAGAGCTTTGATCATCCACATCCATTTTCTGAAACAGACCTGTCTTTGCAAGTCTGGTTAAAGACATATTATCTTGTAGCTCTTTAAGTAGCGTCGGCGGGAACATCTGTGGCTACCATATGCTGATAAAGTTCATCTTGAAATTCAGTTAATTTAAATCGGCAACTACTCATCATACACTCTCTAGCAACATCACCAATAGGCTTATTTAACTTAGTTGATAGCCTCTTAAGTTCTGTCAGCTCATCAGGCGTTATATCAAGCTCGACTGTCGCCATGAAGTTCACTGTGGTTGTCATTACTGCCTCAGTTAGTATTTCTAGTTTATATAACTATTATACTATGACTATAGTAAATTGTCAAACATAGATTTGACGCCTCATCCATCTCCAAAGATCGTCCGGTTGGAGTGTGGTTCCGTAAATTCTAAAATGGATCGCAGGGTCTCGCGTATAACTAGCACTGTAAATCTTTTTTCGGAAGTGTCGAAATAGCGGCATGTTAGGAAATGGTCGCCTATAGTGGTATGCCTTGACACACTCATTAAAGAAGTGGTATTCAATACTTTCCTTAGGCAGAGTCACTTTCATGCTTGCTCCTATAGTAGCGTCCTAAAATATTCGAATTGTAGTATTTGTACTCTCCGGTAGGTAGCCGAGAATAAAGCACGTCATTTAAAAACAATGCCTTAGTCTCGGCATAATTTACCTGCGCTCGTGTTTTGAACACTTCGAGTATTTCAAATCGAAATGAATCTTTGCCATACTTCTGGATTTCTGCATTCAGGTCATCTGAGCTACCAGTATAGTATCTCCAATCGCTTTCAGAAACAACAAGCTTGCGGCGTTTCTTGCCTTTAACTTTACGCCGATTCTTGGCATAAAAGTACTTACGACCAATATATGAACGGTCAGACAAGACGTGTGTAATGCGATAAATGAATCCCGCTAAACCCACGGGGGTAAATCCAGCCGGTAATCCAGTCCATTCAACACACGTCTTAGTCTTCACGTTAACCTTAATAAGAGTAGCCTTGTCTATCTAGACGGGTGGAGGGTCTAGCTTCGTCCATAGCTTTGGAAAGACTTGGCACGTTATCGTTATTAGGGATTCGAGATTAGGCAGCAAGCATCTTGTTAACTGCCGATGCTACATCAGCCAGTTCGATAGTCATGCCACTACGCAGGGTAACGGTGGTGCGATGGCGGGGATAGCCAAGGCGGTTAGATGCACGGACGCTATCGATTGCGTCAGCACGTACCGAGATCGTTTGCTCAACGAGACCGGTTTTGCCCTTGTTCTTGAAAACGCGGGTGAGTGTGAGGAACTTAGCCATTGTTTAGTACTCCTATTTAGATTTAAATAATAGAGACAATCCCTATTACTTAGAAACTATACAATCTAAAATTGCTCCTCCCTCAATAACAGTGCCCTATTCTCCATAGGCGCAAGATTGCGAAGTAGTATTAGACAGTATAGTATTAGAGGCTTTCGACCTCTAAATTGTGTTAGTAATTTCTTCAACTCTAGGAAGTGAATTAACTTCTACCAGAGGCACATCTTCTTTAGCGTATTTAAACCACCGCAAACCTTTACCACCATTAGCATCAGACCAACAGTCCTTAGCATAGGGACAATAGGTGCAGTTCTTATTAAGAGTTAAATTCTCTCCCTTATTATAAGGGACGGGCGTATAACACTTCTTAGTTGGAATAGGCGCATCCGGTGCTACAATCTTCTTTACTTGGGCAATGCGTTGTGGAGCATCGATAAGATCGATCGACTGCAGGGGAAGGATGCAGAGTTCACCGTTCTCTTTGTTAACTCCGATGAAAGCTGCTTCGTCCACTCCATTAGCATGGGCGTAGGAAGATAGCTGAGCAATGTATCCGAAAGGGTCATCTCTGAAGATGGTACGTTCAGAAAACTTTCGAAAGGCGTAAGAAGAAGCGGATTTGACATCCACCACTGTACCATCGATCTTTGCGTCTTGGTGTCCTTTAATGCCATCTATTTCAAACTCCTTTTGCTCATCTTCAACTGTATGGCCGGCCTCTTTAGCAAGAAAGATGATTAACTGTTCGATCAGGTCGCCATAAATAAACTTAAGCGCATTCTTCGCATTAGTCTTCTCTAATGGCTGATGATGCTCATACCATAGTTTCCTATCGGGAGTTCCCAATTTACTCATGCGCAGTGTAGGCGGATCTTTACGAAGTGTTAAGCGATCAATCATAATCTGCTTTATATTGGCTAGAAAAGCATCCAAATTAGCTTCGTTAACCCCTTGGCCTTCGAAGAAGAGGTCGTCTATATCTTGTGGTAATGTCGATAACTGTTTCAATTTATATCCAAAAATAAAAGACCCCCGAATTTGCAGCTAGGCTCGGGAGAACACCTATGGGAGGATTATGCTGCTTGGAAGTTATTAGGCGTCGAAACCATCAGCGGTTTTAGGAACCGGTACAGTAAAGCCAGTCTCATCATTGATCAGACCGCCATCCTTGCCAACATAAGGCACAAGCTTGCGAACTTGTACAGTGAACAAAGTGGAGCGAACCTTGTCCCCAAAGTAATAGGTGCCAAACTTACAGATGACCTCAGAGCCATTGCCTACCAGCATATTAGCGGGCAGAGGTGTTTTGACAGCATCAATAACATCGGGCTTACAGGAAGCAGCTGTCTGACCTTTCTCAGGACGGATCTTTCTTTGAAGCAGAACATGCGGTCCTGGAATGCCTTTAGCGCCAGGAGTTGCAGGCAGGATCTCAAGGCCATAGGATTCGGCTTTAACTTGCTCTTCTGCGCTCAGAATTAGATTGATTTGGTATTCATCATTCTTATACTTCTCAGAATGTTTTGGAGCTTGTACCCAAGCATAGTAGGCAGTGCCTTTCAAGACACGATTGGCACGATCTGATTCTTTAAATGCGTTGAATTGCGCTTCAGTAAACTTACTCATTAATATCTTTCTTTCTAGGTTCAGGATAGGCCTTTGCTTATCCAGTATCATAATATTATTATACCCCATGTAAGTCGATTTGTCAAGCAGACTTTACGTACGGAAAACATCATCTACAATTGCATAGCGTATCTCATTCCGCACAGTAAGCCCTCTGCGTTCGTTGTCCCTATAGATCTGTGCCTCCGCTAGAGTTGTAAAGCGAGCTAAGAAACCATTTGGCATCTGTAGAGTCCAAGTAGCATTAGTAGGGTCCTCTGCTATCCACCAATCAGGTTGGCGAGGTGCCGTTTTATGAGCTTTTGTACCAAAATAATCTTCTTGAGCATACTTACTGCCAGTTAAACCAAGTCTTCTCATCTTAGTTTCAGGACCACCTGAGCCCTCTTCACGCAACTCTTCTTCTACCATCTCCAGAGGTCCTTTACCAGCTATCTGGCCTATAAGGTGTAGCAAAGAAGAATCTTGAATCTTAAAACCATCGTTCATAAACCGCAATGCGCGCTTAAATAAACGCACTTTGTCTTTCCATGTCTTACATTTCAGATTGTATTCACCAATCTTATTAAAAGTATCAACATCAAAAGACATCTCATAGGTGCTCTGATTAAAGTAGTGCTGGTTAAAACTGAAGTCAAACTCGGAAATTAACGTCATAGGAGCTGCTGCACCTTTAGTGATAAAGGACAGAGGCGGATCTTTTCTGCTAGGACCATACCAGTTAAAGGTGCCATGATGCGTAATATCCGACTCTAGGAACAAGGGCTTCTGACCTTTTGGAAGAACGTGGGGCTTCATAAATCGATCTTTGAATTCTAAAGCAGCGTCCAGTGACGTAAACCAAACATCGATATCGTTTACTGGCATTCTTGTAAAGACAGAGCGAAACACACCACCTGCAAATACAGTGTTCTGCAATAGAAAATGCTTAATCTGCGAAGCCTCTTCTTTGGAGTATTTAGCGTCCAAAGCATTGCAGAATGAAGCAAAGCGTTTCTCACACAATAGAATCGCCTCATTAATCTTATCTTTGTGATTCTTGTCCACTTGGCATCTCCTTGCAATACATAGATTCGTAGTTTATCCATTCAACATAGACATGCATACAGGTTGGGCAGCCTGTAGGACTAGGTCTCTTCTCTGTCCAGCGAGACTCACATCTCTTGCACTCATAAAGAGGCTCTTCCATTCCTACTCTACTTTCCTAAGTTCATAAATAGAAGTCCATGTAAGAAAATGTACACAGTTTTCATCTATCTTAGTCACCTCTTGAACTGGTGATGTTTGTAAGAACTTAGTGCCTCTAGAAAGGATAACATTCCAACCTATTTCTAGTTTATGGATGTCATCAATCTCTTTAGCGTCTTCTTCACCGATCTTAAAGATCATAAGACGATTTGAGTCTTGCGTATGTCCTACTTTTACCATAGAATTATGACCAGGCACTAGACTTAGCTTTTTTAACGTGTACATACTACACCTTTGCTTTCATTTCAGGCACTTCTTTCAATCTCAGCCTAAGCTCCTGCAAGCACATATCCAAAGGTCTTGTCATAAGTACTCTACATGAGCCAAGAGTAATAGGATGAAACTCTCTACCAGAGTCAGTCTCTTCTGTATAGTCCAAGTAGGATATAAACTCCTCTACTAGCTGAGGTAAATCCTTTTTAGACAAGATCTGATTATACTCTTTAACTAGTTCTTTTGATACATCAGATCTAACTGCAAGACTAAATACCATTTTTACCTACCTTCTGCATTTCTGGTTGCACTGTACGTGTCAAGAAGTAGTGGAAACCATCTGCATGGCATTCAGGAAGTGTTGTCCAGTGCGTGATAGGATCTTGCTTAAAGTAGTGCTTCAAGCCCTTTTCCTTAGCTGAGTGGACAAAGTATTCAAACGCAGGAAGTGTTGACTTGTTCAAAGCAAAGTGCTCTGTAGGGCACTGGCCTGTCACTTGGCCGATCAGTGGTTCAATCTTCTTATAGTTCTGAAGAGCCAGATCAAAGTCATTCTCATTGATGGCTTTTTGAACATCAACTTGATTCACTGAACCCAAAAAGGCTTCAATAAACTTCTGGTTATTAGCCTTATCAGCGACCAATTCGATAGCAAGACGAGCTGTACCAAAGGCAAAGGACATCAAATGATAGGATTCCAACCAGAAATTGGACAAGGTGCGGTATTCCAGACCATGCTTAGGCAGACGGTATTCACCAGCACGACCATAGAGCTTACGACGCTCCTTATTACCTTCATCGCGATCAATAAGAACGCAGGTATTGCCACAGATAAGATCCAACATCTGGACTACTTTATCAGGGTCTTTTGCTACCATTTCTTTAAGGCCTACATTATGACTCTCAACTCCAATATGGATATGACCACCAGCAGAGCGTTGCAGATGTTTTGTACCATCTACTTCAGCTAGTTTTACACCAGCATTTGCATACACACTCTTAGAGGGCATACAACCCAGCTTCTGGTTCTCTTTATCGAGGCTTGACAGCTCTTGTTCAGTCAGGGTAATGGAACGAGACAGGTCTACAGATACGCCTTTGCCCTGCTTCTCCAACTCTTTCTTGAGTGTCTTAAAGCAAGCAGAGATCTCATTTGCAAGATTAGCTCTGCAAGTATTAGGACGGGGATTAAGCTCGGCTTGCACACCATCGATAATGAACTTAGACTCTGTACCCTGAACTACACAAAGATCATTGACAGAAGGTACAGTATTACGCAGACCATTCTTCTCAAAGACCTTCTCAGCGCCAATTACAACGCCATCCAGTTTAAAGAAGAATTCTGGATCACATCCCAGAGGAGGGTTGAAATGTGCCACAGCTGGCAGTTTTAGCACCTTATTTACCAAGGGAGGTACAATCGGAGGCGCTGGTGTTGCAACAATAGGCTCTGGAATAATTTCTGCTTTTAAAATAACAGTTTCTACTTTGTCTTTCTTTTTAACCAATTTCTCAATTACCTTAGCTACTACAGCATCAATACGTTTACGCACTGTAGGTTTCTTAGAAGTAAGCGTCTTAGTCTTTCTCATTACCATAGTCATTCTCCCGTGTTGTTGTTAATTTCCTCAGCTTCTTTTTCGATTGCGTCCATGTCTTCTCGTGTTAGTATTTTAGTAGCATCAGAAAGACACCATCCTAATGCAATTGTCTTGTGTATGTATGTAGACATACACTTTAATGAGTCTGTGCCCACGATAACCCCACTTTGTACTCCCCATCTAGTGGGCAATTCGTTTTAAATTGTTCCCCAGCACGCACAATTCCAGACACCATAGCATTACCCACAATGTGTGCGTTACGTGGATCGGTTTCGACTTGCCACTCATCGTGTGTGAAGCTGAGTAGTTTAAAATCGACGTTCTCAGATCTAAGTTGCTCATGAAAATTCCTCTTAGCCTGTTTCATAATAACAGCTTCAAAGCCCTGAAGATAAATTGACATCGCCAAATGCTCTGACGGCAGCCATAGTTTACGACCGTCCAGACCTATAAGATAACCCTGCTTAACCGCTTCTGGCATATCTTTCTTACGAAGTCTCTTCAAGGCAGGGGTACGATCTAGAAACTGCTCTTTTGTTTTAAATCCTTTGATGATAGTAGCAACCGTCTTCTTATCCGCTTTACGACCTTTATCTCTAAGCGACTTCATAAAACGTTCTAGGAGTGTTGTATCCCATTGTTTTCTATCTGAAGCAAACTTAAAGAGATCCTCATATTCTTCCTCTTTAACTGTGACAATAGAGCCAATCTTCTCATCCCCACCACCCATGAGCCATGAATAGATGAAGGTCTTCGCTCTAGCGCGTGTACTAATACCAGCAGCTTTCTGATTGACTATATGAATATCAGACTTTAGAAGAGCCTCTGTATAAGTATCATCATCCATGTAGTGGGCAAGAGCCCGTAATTGTATCCCTGCAGCATCAGCCCCAACCAAAATCCTGCCATCAGGGACACTCCAGCAGTCTCTAGAATCCCAGCCATAAGCACCTTTCAGGCCTGTTAGGGCCACTTCATCTTCTTTTAAGTAAATATTCCCATCAGGCAGAATATCAAACTTATTAAACTTTGTAAGTACAGTACCAGAACTAACCCTCTTTCCCGTAACAACCCTAGCGATATTAGCCATATTAGGAGCATAGTGACTACAACGATGAGTACCAGCACCAATCGGATTAATAGCACCATGAACTCTACCATCGTATTCAACCTTTCCAGTTATAGGATCTACGGTTCCCCAGTCTGCTTGTTGACTTAATTCCAGCCATGTAAGGGCTGTATCGTGCCTATTAGCAACGATAGAGTAGTCGGCTAGGCACCTGATAGCCTCCATATTAGGACCCTTCCTAGGGCCTTCTAATAGACCCTGTATGGCCTCCTGTAAGGTTAGTTTATCAGTTTTTATATTTCCCTTATCGGTCAGATACTTAGGTATCCATCCTAATAATAGTAATCGTTCGGCGATTTGTGCACCTGACTGTGGGTTAAAGACCTCTTCAACCATAAGATCATAGGTGGAGTCAGCTTTAAGTACGGCCTTATGGCCTGGAGTTTCTTGATACGTCTGTAAGATACGAGCTGAAACCTTTCCAATTGTGCCATCCTTATTTAGCTTTAAAGCATAATTCCGAACCGTCTTATAAACCGGAGGAAAGAGGGACTGTAGCTTTCCATCCATTTCCGCCAATAGCGCTTTTGTCTCGTCTCTAAGTCTCTCTGCTTTAGTCTTATCAAGGTAAAACCCATTATCTACCTGCTGGTGCAGCATAGCCGCTACATGATGTTCAAGCTCTATACAATAGTCTGAAAAGCCCTCTTGCTCTTTAAGAAGCTCAAGGTATATTTTTATTCCAAGTTCTACGTCTCTAACGCAATATTCTAACATAGTCTCAGAGAACTTATCAAACTCGTGAAAATCGCCTTTAGGGAAGTTTAGATACCTGCCCCAAGCGGCTAATGAGTGTCCCCATTGTCTATTGTATTTCGACCGTACTTCTTGTTGCGGAGGTACTGGGCAGAATAATCTAGACATAACCAAAGTATCAAGGCACTTATCCAGCGCGACCAACTCAAGTCCAAATAGCCTATTAATGTGAGGAGCATCATAGCTAATAATGTTATGACCGACAAACAATGTAACAGACTTACAAAACTCGATAAATTCTTTAGCGAAATCATTGTGGCCTCCATATGGGGAATTAGGTCTAAACTTAAAGACTTCTCCGCTGTCTAAGTCCGTGCAAACTATACACCAGATCTTAGTTGGTCGAACTATTCGATTAGCTTCGCAGTCCAGATAGACTCTTCTACCAGTTAATTTCTTCTGTATGTGTAACGATTTTAATTCCGTTAGGGTCAAATTTTACTTCTTCTTTCGGGATAATCTTAGCGATTAAAGTATTCAATTTCTTAAACTCAGACTGCATTTCACTAATGCCATAGACATCGTCGAATGAGTCTTTCTCCATGCGAACCAAGGCATCTTTAAATACGTGGTCAACACGATCAATTACAGGTGCGAGTTCTTTTAGGAATGAAGCTTGCTTTTCTAACTGCTTCTTCAGAGCCGTTAGCTCCTTACGCACTTCATTCGTCGAATCAAGAAACGGCGGAGCCTCGATCTTCTTCGTCGCAGCTACTGGTTTTGGTTCTGGCTTACGAGCCTCTCTACGTCGAACCCTGCCAATGTCCGTTGCCCAAAAAGATACATCGTCTGCCTCATCAAAATGAATGCTGTCTATGTCCATTGTATTCCCCTGTGTTCGCAAATGTTTTAACCACTCTGTCTCTGTTAGCATTAAGTATTCTTTAAGCTGTCGATCTTCCTCGTGCCAAAGATGAATTAGATTTACATCCATTTACACTACTCCCCGTGATATTGCCATAAGACAGCGTTGCAATAAGCGTGCACTGCTCCAATAGTTAAGCCAGTGTCGTGTGAATGATGTAGATGAATAGGGTTGTCAAAAAACCCTGTAGGAAAGTATCTACGGACTATCCACTTCACCAAAATGGACTCAGGAGGATCGCTGTGCAAAGAAGTCTTACAGTGATAGCAGAGACTTTCTTGCCTATTTATATACTGCTCTCTGCAAGCTTTTCTTTGCGCCCAATCCATCGTTTCATAGTTAGCTGGCAGTTCTATAGGAATTTCCATCATGCCCTCACTCATCGAATTTAAGCGTGCGCTCTTTCTCTGCTGGTAGGTCCAGCTCTTCCATCCGCCCCGTATCTGGATTGAAGTACAGATGACAAGCTGTTCCGGATTTACCCTTCTTCCTATTCTCCTCAACTACAACCTCAGTTGTATTAGCAATAATAGGATCAATGTTCATCTTATCCCTAATAAGGTTAATAAGAATATTACATAGCTGTACGGGTGCTCTCGAACCTCTGGTCTTTCCATCATCATTGACGTGAGTGACAGCAATGATACCAATGTTAAGAGTAGTAGTAGCTGCCTTAAGATCCGCAACAAGCTTATCCAAAAACCTTCTTTCATCACCATCCCCGTTTTGATAAGCCAGCATAGAAATATGGTCAAGAATAATGAAGCGGCAATCCTGCGCCTTAACAAAGTACATGATCTTATTAAAGATGTTCTCAACAGTGCGTTCATCTTCAGGATCGAATACAGTAAGACGGTCGTCTTCTGACATAAACTCATGGGATTTCTGCAGCTCTTCCAGAGTATAGGGAATATCGCCAAACTGAATTGGCTTGTTCATATGCAGAGCACACATACCTATGCCGATAGACTTCTTCGTGTCCTCCAAGAAGATCAGGCCGACATTATGCTTAGTGTTTGACCGCAGATGATAAGCGATCTCTCTCAATAGCTGTGTTTTTCCGAGCTTCGGGGGGGCCTTAACAATGACCAGTTCTCCAGTGCGCAAGCCCCCAGTCATTCTATTAAGGCCTTCCCAAGGGTATGGAGCTGTGAGATCGCTGTCCTCTTTAATCATAGTATCCCAAAGAGACTTGAAGGTGCAAACACCAGGGGGCGTCAGCTTCTCTGCTCTCCACCACATATTAACAAACTCTTTGGACTTACCGCCTTTAAGGTAGTCATTAGAATCTTTCCAGATCCAGTTACCTTCTTTGTCTTTAATAGCAGGGAATAGAACTACCTTCGGCTTATAATTAAAGAGCTTAACAATCTTTTCCGCAGCCTTTTGGCCAATATCGTCTCCATCAAACGCAAGAATAATATTCTCGAAAGAGTTAATGAACTCCCACGACTTCTTACAGGACTTGTCTGCAGATAAAGCACCATCAGGAATCGAGACCACCACCGGTTCGAAATTAGGGCTGGCAGCTTTAAGCATCTGGAAGCATGCCATTGCATCTTCTTCACCTTCTGTAATAGTGATATACTTTCCACCTGCTGGAAACAGCTGCTGACCAAACAAAGCGACTTCAGAATGATCACCATTCCAATGCATACCTTGCTTGTTCATCTTCTTAATCTTTTGAGCGACGATATCATCCGCACCATTATAATGATTGTACGCATAGCCATATGGGATCTCACCATTAAACAGTCTCTCGACGCGGTACTTCTCCGCTGTCTCTCTTGAGATTGCCCTGTCTTCTAAGGCAGTTACAATACCGCGTTCGAATACTACAGGCTTAGTCGGGATAGCAAGTAAGTTAGTCTGATTCAAACCTAGCTCCATTTCAATTATTTCTTCTTCTGATAAGTCGTATTTCTGCTTATTACAAGCAAAGCAATGTAGATGAGGTGTATCTAATTGGAAAAATGAACAACCACTGTTTGTTTTACCGCACCAACAGGGAATGTTGTATTTATTACTACCCATTATATCACGCCTTATTAATAAAGTCAACCACGTCTATTCTTTAACGGTAATTACTTCTTCTACAAGCTTTTTCTCTTTGAGGGTATCGTTCAGTACATAGCATGCCAAGGTCTTAGCGTGTCCTTGCCCGATACCGAATCGGTTCCTAGCATAGATTGGCTTGCTATCTTTATGAGAGTGGATAATCATCTGATTATAGACTTTACCACTCTTGTAGAATTCGTCTTGGATAAACATAAACCCTCCCAGATTTTGCTTATCCAAGTCTTTTTCAGGATTGACTCCTGAATGAACGAAGAAATACTTATTAGACTGGTAGTACATAGGAAGTGTACCCAACCACATTGTATCTTTGATATAGGATTCAACTTGAAGATCATTAATCTTAGGCTGATATATACTGCCAGCTCTACGATAGGAGCGAAGAATGCCCTTGCCAAGGTTAGATTTAAAGAAGTTAGGTTTCGCACAAAGCATCTTCTGCTCACGAGCGCCTCTAAGGATAATAGCCTGATCCTTGCGATCTTTCTGGTAATCCTTTAGAACATCAATAACCGATTGCGAATCACCAGAGGCTCCGATAAAGTCGCCAAGGAACACAACCTTATCGTTCTTACAGAAGATCTGAGACTCTTCAATCTCTTCGATCAACTTCATAAGAAGAAGGTAGTTGCCATTAATATTACCGACTGTCCAAATCAACTGTCGGGATGGATCGCTTGCCAAATCCTCTGCGCGTGCTAATTTCATACTATTTCTCCTCCGAAATTGTTATTGGTCATTCTTCATCCTCATCATCAAACGCTAGGTCTTCATCATGGATGGATTCTTCACCTGTGATCTCTACAAACTCTTCCAAGTCCTCCATCATATCGTCTAGCAATGGCCCTATGTATTTATTATAGGCTGAACCGTACTGTGCTTTAAGCATCGGCCTAGATTCTTTGATATGGTTCTTAAACATCTCTAGTTCTTCAAAGTCTTGGGTTGAAACTATTCTCATGGTGTTGGTGCTCTCATGAGACGATCTAGTTCCGCCTCGTCTGCAGGAGGCAGAGCAATCTGTTGACGAATAGCCGACCAAACTGGCGACTCACGCTTTGTGTGTGAACCTATCCTAATAAACTCTTTATCATACCAGTTGCGGTATGAGTTCAACGTTGAGCGTGCGACTACAGCTTTTGGGAATACAAAAGGCTTCTTGTTATTATCTTGCTGATAAGGATCTGGAACATTGTAAGGAGGGGTTTTAAAAGCTTTTTCCACCTCGTTCCTATCCCAGTAATTAAGCTGTGCTGCATAGTTCTTATGCAATCTTGAAAGTAATGGTTTTGTGACATGCTCTTTTTCAAAGCGGTACTCATACTCAGTAAATAGCTCTGCCCACATCTTATAAAGCCATTTCCAATTTTGATCTGACGCTTTCAACCATGATAAGTACAGAGTATCTACATCCATTTTCGGATGATAAATTGTCTTCATAATGTCTTCATCATCACAGGCTACCCTACACACATATGATAG